ATGTTCACCGGAATTGTTCAAGGCACGGCCACGCTGTCGTCCATCGAAGATCGCGACGGCATGCGCACCCTCGAGCTGGCGTTTCCCGAAGGCTTCTGCGAAGACCTCACTCTCGGCGCCAGCGTCTCGGTCGATGGCGTTTGCCTGACGGTCACGCAACTGCTCTCGCCCACGGCGGCGTCGTTCGACGTCATCCTCCAAAGTCTGAACGTCACCACGCTCGGTAGCTTCGGCACCGGCGCGCAGGTCAATGTCGAGCGCGCCGCGAAGGACGGCGCCGAAATCGGCGGTCATCCGCTGTCGGGACACATCGACTTCTCGACGGAAATTCTCAGCGTGCGCACGTCGGACACCAATCGCGTGTTGCGCATCGCCATTCCCGAAGCGTTCCGCAAGTATGTCTTTGCTAAGGGCTATATCGCGATCAATGGCGCGAGTCTGACGGTCTCGGAAGTCAATCGACAGGAAGGCTGGTTCGAAGTATGGCTGATTCCTGAGACGCGTCGGATGACGACCTTCGAAGACAAAGTCGCCGGCACGCGCGTGAATATCGAAATCGAACGCAGTACGCAAGTGGTTGTCGACACGGTGCGCGAAGCGGTCCAGGAAAGTCTTGGCCGTCTCCAACCGGTGCTCGAAGCCCTGCTCAAGGAAAAAGGCCTTTCGCTCGACGACTTCGTCAGCGTGCCGCAACTGCCCTCGGGCAATGCAGACGACAAATCGCCTTCCAAAGCCTGAACCTGCCGCCTAACATCGAAGGACACTCATGCAACTTGCCACCTGCGAACTAAATTAGCGTTCCATAACGTCTCAATACGTTCCTAACTCCCCTACTTCTCCCCGCAACCTCTTGAATCATCGTTTCGTAGCGTGTCAAGATGCGCCCCTACATCGCGCATAAAGTGGGTAGCTAGGTGGGTAGCTAGAAGCTCCCGGCCAACTAGCTACCCACCCCGAAGGGAGGGGCTACTTGGCAAAACTCACACACCTGCTGAACGACATCCAGATCAGGAACTGGGTATCGAAAGGCGAAGCCATCGCGCGCTCCGATGGCGACGGCCTCACCTTCACCCTATCCCGCGCCGGCACGGCGACATGGATTCTCCGCTACCGCATCGGCAAAGGCCGCCGGCGCGAACTCACCATCGGGAACTACCCCGACGTTTCCCTGGCCTCCGCACGCGAGAAGGCCCGCGTCGCCCGTGTCGCCATCGACGAGGGCCGCGACCCGGCTATCGAAAAGCAAGAAGAAAAGAACCGGGTGCAGGCCGCGTGGAGCGTGCGCGACCTGATCGCCGACTACAGGGAAAAGTGTCTGCTGCTCACCGAGTACGCCCAGGACACCATCGACTACCGCAACCGCGACTACGACCAAATCATCATCCCCTACATCGGCGCGCGCCCCGTGCAGCGCGTCACGTCCATCGACATCGTGGCGATGCTCACCGACTGCAAGCGCACCTGGACGGTATCGAAGCGCATCCTCACCTCTACATCCAAGCTGTTCGACCACGCCTGCGGCCTGAAAATCATCGCCGCCAATCCCTGCACCGGCGTCAAGCTGAAGTCCATCAAGGGGCCTCGTCCGCCCATCCGCAAGCGCGTCATGCTCATGGAAGAAGAGCTGCGCGAACTGCTGCCAGACATCGAACTCATCGGCACGGAGAATGCCTACGCCTTCCGCATCCTGCTTGCAACGTGCGTGCGCGGCGTCGAGCTGGCTAAGGCCAAGAAGGAGCACGTCTTCCTTGAGCTGGGGATGTGGTGGGTGCCAGACGAATCGGTGAAGACCCGCCGGGGCTTCCTGGTGCCGCTCACGCCCGTGGTGATCGAGTGGTTCCGCGCCTTGTTTGAAATGTCCGGGGAATCCATCTACGTGCTGCCCGCGCGCCAGGAGCGCCGGCGGCGGAACAAGGGCGGCGATACCCACGTCGGCGAAACGACCCTCTGGGCATCAATCCGCCGCGCCTTCGAGCGGCACGACATCGAGATCCGCAAATTCACCCCGCACGACACTCGCTCCACGGCCAAGGGCCACCTGCGCAACATGGGCGTGTCGTGGGAGGAATCCGAGGTGGCGCTTAACCACAAGCTGGGCGAGCTGGACGAGATTTACGACGTGCGCGAGGAACGGCCAGAGCGCCGCGAGGCCCTTGAAAAATGGTGCGAGTTCATCGTGGCCTGCGAAACCGGCGCGCCCGCGCCGGCGTTCGTCAAGCCCACACAGAGCAACAACGTCATCCGCCTGCTGTCAGCCGCCTAGCGCCAGCCGTTCGGGGATGTCGCGCAGGCCGGGAACCAGTACCAAGTCGCCAAGCACGCCTTCGACGGTGCGCTGGGCCTGGCAATGCTTCGCATAGGCGAGGAACGACATCACCCGCTGGCGTACTTCGGCCAGGCTCACCTCGCCCACGAAGTGTTCGCACATGAGCCGGCGGAAGTCGGCGCGGGCACGCTTGATGTTGCGCTTGCGGGGAAGGATGTGCGTCGGCCAGATGCGGTAGCCGCAAAAGTCGATGCCGCGCTGCCACGGGTGGATTGCCGTCTTCGGGTTGAGCGACAGGCCCAGGCTATTCACGATGCGCTCCATTTCACGGAGCACGCGCTGGGCGCTGGCCTTGTCGGGCAGCACGGCCACGAAGTCGTCCATGTATCGAGCGTAGAAGCGCACGCCCATGTCGTCCTTGACGATGTGATCGAGGCGGTTCAGGACGATGTTCGCGCCGAGCTGGCTTGTCAGCGCGCCCACCGGCAGGCCCAAGCCGGCTTCGTGCCCGTAGCCGCTGATGACCTGGCGCCACAGCCAGAGCACGTCAGGATCCGAAATGACGCGCTCCACCTCGTCCATGAGGATGTGGTGCTGGATGCTGGCGAAATACTTGCTGATGTCCGCCTTCACCACGTAGATGCCGTCGCCCCAGTTCCGCTTCGCCACGCGCAGGAAGTGCTGCACGCGCATGACGGCGCGCTGGGTGCCTTTGCCTTCGCGGCAGGCGTAGCTGTCGGAAATGAAGCGGCGCTCGAAGTGCGGCTCTACGACCTGCACCAGCGCATGATGAACGACGCGATCCTGGAATGGCGGAGCCTGAATCAGGCGCAGCTTTGGCTCGCGTACCACGAACTCGCGCTGCGGGCCGGGTTTCCAAGTCTTCCAGAGCATGTGATTCTGGATGTTGAAGAGGTTTTCTTCGGCCTCTACCGAGAACTGCATCACCTCGTTGCGATACCGCTTCCCGTCACGCGCGCCCATGTAGGCGAGGTGCAGGTTTTCAAAGGTGGTCAGCTCTTCCCATAGGCCATTTACGGTGCGCGGCATGTCTTCCTATTCGGGAGTGGTCGGGCGCTGCCACGTCCGCCGGTTTCCCGGCTACTGGCCGCAGCGCCCTGTTGATCTTCGACAACATGGTCTGGACAAAGGCCCCAAAGGATATGCACTGGACGGCGGCCCGTGGGCCGCGCGCCTTCTGGCATTAGTCGTTTGCGAGGCGACCGCCGATATTCGTGTTGACGTTCGACGCGGGATTATTGACATTGAGGCAGAACAACCCATCGTTCGCCCCGTTCGCCCAATTGCCGCCGTTATAAGCCCTTGCCCTTTCAAAAAACTGGGGGTGCTACGACATGGCGGCTCCTTCGTGTTTGATCCACGCGCCGACCATGCGGCCTATCTCATTGGTGTGTCTCATCCAGACTTCCAGGCGATGCGTGTTGATGTATTCGAGGCGGTGGGCCTTGCGGATGAAGTGCCGGAACACCTCGATCTCCACGTCCAAATCGAAAAGCGACGAAGCCTTCTGGCGGCGCTTCCACGCCACGACGGCCAGACGGCATACCTTGTTCATGGCGGCGCGCATTTCAGCGCAGAGCAGATGCCTTTCGAGCTTCGGGAACTGATGCAGGACGGTGTGCGTATAGGCGTCGAGTTCTTCCAACTTGGTGATGAGCTTTTGGTATGCGTCGTTGTTTTTCAAACCAGCCTCTCTCCTTCGTCCTCTTCGATGGTCTTCTGGCAATGGTCGTTGTCGAAGACGTTGAGCAGCCTGCACAGGACGCACCCCCACCGCTTGCCCTCGCGGGCGGCCTTTCCGGCGCGGCTGCTGATGGTTTCATCCTCGCTGCCGTCGAGCGCGGCGTTCAGGGTCTGGTCGTTGGAGACGGCGACACGGAAAGCGCGGTCACTTCCCGCGATGGCCGACGCCAGCGCCAGCAGGTTCCCCGCCAGCGTCATCAACATGGAACCCAGCAGCAGGGCGAGGCGTGCGCAGTATTGCTTCACCTGGCACCTCGCCCGCTTACCAGGAAATGGCGGACAGGGCTTCCAGGTCTTCGGCTGCGGTGATGAGGTATTCGGCGGCCTGGCGCTGCCCGATCAGCACGCCGGACGCCGCCGCATAGGCGTTCATCTTGTCGAGAACGCGCGAGGCCAGCTCGGCGACCGGGAGGCCGCGCGCCGTGGCGATGGCAGTCAGCAGCGGCGCGTCGGCTTGCGGGTCAGCGGACAGGGCCGTGGCTTCCTTGACCTGCTGGGGCCAGGATTGCACTTCGCTGTCCGGGTAGTCCTTCGCCAGCGCGGCCACCGCTTTCTGGCACTCGGCGTTGATTTCGGTCAGCTTGGCCGCCTTGGCCGCGTTGAGGATGGCCGCGTCGCTGGCTTCGAGAGTGTCCTCGCCCAGCAGTTCGACCAGATCCTGGCCGCACGCCGGCACTTCTTCCGGCTGGCCGGGAAGCGTGACCGAAACGAACAGGCGACCGGGACGGTACGCCTCGGGGACGAGATACGCCTTGACCTTGGCAGCGGTTGCCACTTCGGGCAGCGGCACGGTCATGGTGGAGCCTTCGACTTCCACCACCAGATTACCGTCTTGAATTTGCATTTACTGCTCCTTTCTTCATGGGGCGGCGCGCTTGGCGCGCTCGCCCAACTGCTACATGACACAGGTCACATGACCCATTACACCTTTGCGAGGCGACCGCCGAGACCCGTGTAGACGCTCGACGCGGGATTATCGACACCGAGGCAGAACAACCCACCGTTCGCCCCGTTCGCCCAACAGCCGCCGTGGTAGGCCACGCAGTTCGCAGCCGACCAGAAGGCGTCCGCATACGTGCCGTTCGAGGCCGAAGCGTCGATGGTGGCGGGCAGGAACACTTGCGACAGGTCGTAGTTCGCGCCGGCATCCACGGACATCGTGACCGGGTAGGAGGCCGAAGCCGACGGCGCCACCTGGTTCGTGGTGATGTAGGTCTTTTTTCCCTGTTTGTCCCAGATTTTGTATTTCAGGCTGGCGTCGGTTTGCAGTCCATCGACCATCTGCCAGACGTTCGACCAGAGGCCGATGATGCCGCGCCACGAGGCTTGCGACGTGGGCGACGCATCGACGTTGGTAGCGGCGGAGCTGTTCGAGTTGCCTTGGCCGATCAGGGTCTGCGCGTCCGGGTTGCCCAGTTCGATGAGGGCCAGCATCTGAAGCGCGGAGAGCTGGTAGATGTTCCAGAGCGAGAAGCCCGTAACGCCCCCGGTGTTGCGCGCGTTCGCGCGGGCCTGCATCGTCGGGAAGTCGATGGAAACCAGCGGAGCGACGCCGGTGACGGACGCCAGCTTGTTGCCCGAAGCATTGGAACCCTGGTACTTGCCGACCCAATACTGGGCCAGGTCAGCGCCGGCGTTCTTGAAAGCCGGGTGCAGCTCGAAGCCAGTTTCCTTCTTGTCGGAAACCCAGATCGCCTTCTTGCCGACGTAGGCACCGGACGCCACAAGGCCGGTCTTGATGTAGAAGGCCGGCACCTTGACCATCGCCTGACTGTCGATGGTCTGATCGACGATGCCAGAGTAGGTCGGGTGCGCGTTGAAGAAGGCTGCGTCGGTGGTCTTCGCGTTGCCATCCTCGTCGATGCGCGCCCAGGAACCGGAAGTCGCGCCCGTCGAAATCAGGGCGATACCGACGACGGTGCCGAAAATCTTCTTGGTGGTGAACTTCGTTTCCACCGACCATTCCGACCAGCCATGCGCGGTGCCCTTGTGGCGGACGCGCCAGAAATATTGCGTGTTCGAGGACTTCAGCACGCCGGCGGGAACGGCCAGCGAGGTCAGATGCGTGGCATCTTCGCCGGTGTCCAGGGTGGAGGCGTCGTAGGACGCGCTGGCTTCGCGGATTTGCCACTGGGCCGCCGCCTGGGTATCCGAACCAGCATAGACGGCGAAGCTGCTGGACGAGAGCGTGGGCGTGTCGGCGACGTTGGTCAGGTTGTTGGCCGGGCCGACGTTCGAGGGCGCCTGCACATAGACGAAGGACGCTGCCGTGGAGAACGAAACAGGGTCAGACCACGGCGACCATGCGCCCTCGGCGTCGCGCGCGCGGCCACGGGCGAAGTAGCTGCTGCTGACTTGCAGGCGCAGGCCGATTTCTTGCCAGGACAGGCCGCCCACTTGCGTGCCGCTGTCGATGATGACCTCGGCGAAGTCGGCGGTGGCGGACACTTGGAACTGCACTGCGCCCACGGGCGTGTCGGTGGGCGAGGAATAGCCGGTCAGGCCCAGCGTCGGGCGGTCGGTCAGGTTCGTCGCGCCATCGACGGGGTTGGACATGACGGGCTTCAGCGGCGACGTGTGCGTGCCACGCAGGCCGGTGACGGTGCCCAGGCCGATGATGTGCTGGATCTCGGTATTACCGGCGCCGCCGACGACGGTCACGCGCAGCGCGGTGTCGCCATTGACCAGAAGTTCGTATTCGCAGTCGATATAGCCTTCCGGCACCTTGCCGCCGGAGCGCGTCCAGGCGAGCGGCGCACTCACCCAATTGCCATCGATCAGAAAATCGACATTCACGACGGATGCGGTGGGCGTGCGGCGGATGACCACGGCGCGCTTGGAGCCGTCGAAGCCCAGATTGATAGGCTTGCTGAAGTAGGCTGCGCCGGGCTTGGCTTGGGCCGTGCCGTTGGCGACGGCAAACGAGGTGCGAGCCAGGAACGCGCCGGCGCCGCCGTAGGCGAATGCCAGCGGCGCGGAGACGCGGACGCGGGTGCTGGTCAGCACGGCATCGACATGGACTTGCTCGGCGTGTGCCGCGTTGTAGATGACGTAGTTCTGGCCCGGCTCGAAGAAGCTGGAATCGGTCACGTCGATGGAATCGTCACCGGCCACGGCAGAGGTCACGGCGATGGGCTGGGTGTCGGTCAGCGTGTATTCGCCGACCCACATTTCCAGACTGATGTTGTTGCCCGAGTAGTCCCAGTCCAGACGCACGGCGCGCGCCAGCATGGGCGCAGTCATGCCTTGCAGATCGCCGATGTCGCCGCCCAGGTCTTGCACGGCCTGCGCCACTTGGTTCATCTTCGCGGCGAAGCTGGGCGCGTCGCCCTTGGCTTCGTTCAGCTCGTCTTCGACGCTCGCCTGGCGCTCATCGAGGGCGGTGAAGTTTTCGTCGATTTCCTGGTAGCGCGTGTTCCACAGCGAGGGAACGGCGTCCGGCTCGTTGTTCGGAATCGGCGTGATATTCGGGTTGGGCAGGGACATGGGGAAGGCTCCTTTCAGAATCGCATCTTCAGATTGACGCCGTAGGTTTCCCCGTTCTCCAGGTACTTCGGCGCAAAGGTTTTCCAGCAGACAAGGTTGCCGTCGGTGTCGAGCAGGGCAGCCTCGGAGAGAGCACCGGCGGCCAGGTCGTCGGATTCGACGACGCCCTTTCCGGTGGCGGAGTAGAGGTCTTCTTGAACCAGCGCCGTGACGGGCTTGCGCTTGACCTCGTGGTACAGGCCGGCGGCCCCGCTGTCGGCGGGCTTCGGGGTGTTATCGGGGTTGTGTCCGCCGTCGCCGTATGCGATGAACGCAATAGGCTTGAGTACCCCGGTGCCGGCCATGTGGGCGGCGACGCGGCGGCGGTAGCTATCGGCGACTACGGCTTCGGGCACGGTCACGCTCCTTCGATCTTGTAGAACTCAAATTCCGCGTTCCTCGGGCCTCCCAGCTTCCACGCGCCGGATAGCGTCAGGCGGGCGGGGGCGGCAGGCTGAAGGACGGGCTGCTGGTAGTTGCGGATTTTGAATTGACCGAAGCGCGGGTATTCGGTCATTTTCCGATTGGGGAGACGGTGCGAGCCATCGAGGCGGAACGCGCCGACGTGCAGGCCACAGCCCACCATCCAACTGCCATTCAGGCGGCGGACGCGGTGGTAGAGCTTCGTGGGCGGCGGTGGCGTGACGTACTCGAACTCTTCCAGCGGCAGAGTTTCCAGGCGCCAGGCCGGCGCATCGCCGGTGATGGTCACGCGCTGCGCGCCAGACACGCGGCAGTTGTGCAGGTGCCAGTTCGACTTGTGGCCGTACTTGTGGCCCAGCTTGAATGTGCCGAACGGCTGCGGCAGGCGCGGCAGCTCGCCGTCGATGCCCAACTTCCAGCGCCCGGAAGGCTCGTCGGTGATGACGCGCCCGCACCACGGGTAGCGCGCCAGCATGTCCTTGCGCATCCAGAACTTGTAGGACGCAAGGATGGTCAGGATGAAGGATTCGTTCAGCCAGAAGCGGAACACCGGCACGAGGCGCGCCGGAATCACGTCCTTGATAATCTGGATGAGCTTGGCGACGGACTGCGTATCCACATCGAAGCCCAGCGAGATCATGATGCGGCTGGTCAGGAACATGCCGCTCGTATCCACCACCCTATCCTTGCGGCTTTCGTCTGCGCCCTCGATGCGGCGGCCAAGCCCCCAGGTGCCGTCCAGCTTCAGGCCCGGCTCGCCGACCTGGTGCAGCCACCATGCGAAGCTCGGCTGCGAGGTGTAGAGCGCGGTCGGATACGGATAGTCCTTGTCCTGCCATAGCTGCTCAATCTCGCACTGGTTCGGGAAGAGCATTTGCAGGTAAGTCTTCAGGAAGTGCAGGCCGCGCCCCTGCACGTCGCCCGACTTCCAGGCCCGGTACAGGTAGCGGGTGGCCGCCTCTTCGCGGTCGCCTTGCAGCAGCACCAGGCCATCGGTATTGACGGCCTTGCGCACCAGGTCGAAGGAACCCAGGTGCGCCGCGCCCGACACATTCACGTCGAAGACCTCGGGCGCCATCATGTCGTTGAAGAGGTCGAGGAAGAGCCGCTTCAGGTCATCTTCGACATCGTTTTCGGCATAGCTGGCTTCCAGCGGCAGCAGGCGCGGGAGCTGGGCGTTCGAGAAGTCAAAGGACATGGCGATCACCCGCCCCAGGTGGGCGTGACGATGTTGGCCGTTTCGACATTGACGGCCAGGCTATCGGCGGACACGTAGCGCCACATTTCAGGGCGCGCGGCCAGCGACGGCGGTTCCACGATATTCACGGTCAAGTCGGAATCGCCGCTCGCCAGCGCCGCCACCTTCTGGCGCAGCAGTTCATACACGCGCTTGTAGAGCGGGCGATTGCGCCCACGGCGCGACGCGGCGGCGGCCTGGCCGAACTCGCCCAGCGCGGCCTCAATGATTTTCTGGCGCACGTCGGATGCCACGTAGGACGTGCTCACGCGCGCGCTCACGGACATGGCGATCTTCGAGCGCACCGGCGTGAAGAAATAGACCCGGTAGCTGTTGTCGGCGGCCAGAATTGCGGCGCGGATGCTGCGCTGCGTCTCGGTCAGGTCTTCCTCGGCGATTTTCACCGGCGCCACCGGCGCGGCGGGATCCGCCTCTTCGAGCACGGCCTCTCCGCCCTCTTCGGACAGGCAGGCGACGAACAAGGCATTGATGTTGTCCAGGCTCGGGCCGCGCGCCTGCTCTTCCTCGGTTTCGTTCCAGATCGAGAGGAATTGTAGGTTGGGGAATTTCTTGCGCACCAGAAACCCGAACTCGCCAAGAAAAACCGCGTTGTCGTCATAGACCGATGGGTAGCGCGCAAGGTCGCGCAGCACCGACATGGGCATGGGGTTCTGGCCCGGCTGCAAGAGCGCGTCCATCTTCAGTTCGACGACAGCTTCCAGCGGGGAGCCGATGTACTCGAACGAGAACGGGCTACCGAAGGCCGGATTCACCACGCCGTTGGTGTAGAAGGTCGTCAGGGTGATTTCGGCGCCGTCTGCCGGCTGTACGCCCACCACGCCGCTGAAGCCGAAGCGGACATAGACCTGTTGGCGGTCGTCGGCCTCGACGTGGAATACCCGCTCGTTCGCTTCGGTATTCACGTAGCGGTTTCGGTAGGCGTACTCGCCCTGGGCGTCGCTCACAGCAATGGAGCACAGGTAGGCGTCATCGTCTGCCGCCGGCACGGGCACGGCGTAGAACGGTTCGCTGCCGGAGACGGTGTGCGTGGTCGTGACCGCGCGAAGCTGGCTTGCCTCGAAGGTTGCCTCGCCGCCCGCCGGCACGGAGACAGGCGTTTCGACGCGGTACAGCAGGCCCGACGAATCCAGCAGCGTGCGCGCCGATTCCACCTGAAAAGCCTCGGCACCGCCGTTGATGGCCCGCACGCGCACGCGCGCCGGCGTGCCGCTGCGGATGATGCCACGCATGGCGGCATCTGCGAGCACGGTGGAATCTCGCACCTTGTCGTAGGGTTCGGCCTGGGCGGTTTCCACCTGGGCGGAGAACATCGCCAGCATGGTTGCCATCGCGTCCAGGTGCTGCAAGGTGCGCGGATCGCCGGCCTGATACAGCGGGGCGATGGACTGGTAGTTGCCGATGGTGTCGGCGATTTTTTTCTGAAAGTCGGCCTTGGTGTACATGCTCTATGCCCCCGACACTTGAATAGCCACTCCGGCCACATCGACGAACAGATCAACCCTGTCCGGCGGCGTGCGAACGGCGTATAGGTTCAGCGAGCCGGGGGGCAGCGCCTGAAGCGCCGGGATGTCCTGGCGCATCTTTTCGAGGAACGCTTCGGGCGCGCCGTCAGCCTGCGGCAGTTGCAGCAGTGCTTTGGCGTCCTGGCCGTAGCCGGAACCCAAATAGCCGCACACCGGCGTATTCAGCCAGTGCCGCACCATTTCCTGAATGTCTTTTCCCGTGATCGTCGCCATGCCCAAAGTGTGCGGTGCAGGCAACTACAGGAATCGCGGCTTTTTCCGGGCCAGCCCTTCCTATGCGCTCAAGCCGCCCGTGGCGACGTGGGCAATGCCACGGTCGCGCACGTCCTGCCCCACGTCCGGCGCCGGCATGGAAACCTGGATTGGCTTGCTCGAATCGTTGGACGCCATCGGCATTGTCACCGGCGGCGCCTCGGGCACGGACGGCACGCTGGGGGCCGACGGCACAGACGGCGCGCTGGCGCTCGCCACCACCGGCGCGGCAGGCGTGGCCACGGAAGCAATCGACGGGCGAGAAGGCGCGGCAGGTGTCACCGGCGCGGCGTCGGCACTGGCGAATGCCTTGGCGTAGATGTTGCCGGCGGCCAGGTCGTTCTTGTATTTCAGGGCCGTGGTGCCGTTCGCATCCGCTGGGCCGCTCACGCCCCTGGCGGCCTGCGCTGCGCCGCCCTCGCCGGCGATGTGGCGAGCCTTCAGGATCCCGGCGATTTCGTCCTGGCTCATGCCCTCCTTGATGACGCCGCGCGCCAGCAGGCGGGCATAGGACTTGTCGGAGTTGGTCTTGAAGGCCGCATCTTGGGCATCGGCGCTGGACAGGTACTTGTCGTAGTCCAGGCCACCGTTCCAGTTGTCGGCGTTCTTCAAGAACTTTGACATGCCGCCGGACTGGCCCCACTTGTATTCGTTGCTGAAGCCGTCGGCCTTCATGGCCGCCTGCACCGCTGCGCTGCCGCCCTTGATGAGGCCCGCGTCGGCCAGCCAGCCGGCGCCAGCCTGGTAGCGTCCCATGTAGCCGGCAGAATTCACCACGTCCAGCTTTCCGCCGGCGCTTTCCGTCGCGGCGGTAGAGGCCACCAGCGCGCGGGTATGTGCGTCATCCAGCCCGGCGATGTTGCCCTGCTTGTAATCGGCCCCGGTTTCCATCGCCCGGCGGGCCGCGATGCGGTCTTTCAGGCCCTGCGGCACCATGCTAGCGGCGAAGTCCTTGGTGCCACTCCACGCACTACCGGCGGCGTTCTTCGTCGCGTTCCATGCGGTGCTTGCGCCGGACTGGACAGCATCGACAGCCTTGCCGCCCAGCTCGACGGCTCCATCCTTCACCGCGCCAGCCACCTCGGCGATCTTGCGCGCGCCGGCCTCTGCGGCCTTGATGGCCGGGCCAATGCCGGGTAGAGATTTCAGCCCTTCGTAGGCCGATGCGAACGCGCCAGAGACGGATTCCCAGCCCGCCTTCGCGGTATCCACGAAGCCGCCCCATGCTTTCTTGATGGTGTCGCCCACGGCGGAGAAGGCGGACATAGTGGCGTCCCAACCCTTCTGCAACGTGCCCACCACCGAATCCCAGCCAGACTTCACCCAGTCGAAGGTGCCCAGCGCCATCACCTTGACCTCGTTCCAGGCGTTGCCGATGATGCCGGGGATGTCGGCGGCGCGCAGGTCATTGACCCAGCCGCCTACGGTGTCTCCGAGAATCTTCCCGGCGTCGTCGCCTAGGAACATGCCCACGGCGCCGCCGATTGCGCCGCCGATTGCCGTACCGATGCCGGGGAAAATGAGCGTGCCAAGAGCTGCGCCGCCCGCCGCCCCTGCGGCCATGCCAGCCATCGAGCCAGCGAACCCGCCGACGGCGGCCCCGGTCTTCTTGTCCTTGTCGCGCCGCGAAAGCGTATCGTCGGATTCGGACGAATACACGTCTGCCGCCGCACCGGCGCCGGCCAGCAGCGCCCCCAGAATCGGGACGCGCTTCAGCAGCCCGCCCATCTTGGAGAGCGCGCCGCCTTCCTTCAGCAGCCCGCCAGCCTTGCCCAGCAGTCCGGCTTCTTTCGCGGCACCGCTGGCTGCGGCGGCTTCCTTGCCGCCGAAACCAAGAAGGCGGCCAGCGCCCTTGAGCAAGCCGCCGCCGGCGCCCAACAGGCCGCCCACAATCGGGATGCGCGTCAGAGCGCGGCCAAGGCCGCCGAACATCCCGCCCAGCAGGCCGGAACCACCGGGCGCCTCGGCGTCTGGCTTTTCCTCGATGTTCTTCAGGCTCTTGTTGGCCGCCTTGTTGAAGGTCGTTTCGTCCTTGCGGAACCCGGTCAGCGAAGTCCAGATGCGGCGCAGCCATCCTTCCTGCCGCTTCTCGCGGTTGCCGCCGGTCAGCAGTTCGTAGCCGCGCGCCATCGGGCGCGCCACCTCGTTCATGGCCTTGATGGCCGGGTCGGCTTCCTCCATGCCGCTGCCGGATTCCCTGATGGCGCCTGCAATGCGGTCGGCTACGCCGCGCAGCGCGCCGGTTTCGTCGGGATCGCTGGGGCCGTTACCGGAGCCAGGGCCAGAGCCGCCAGCCCCGCCGGGGCCTCGGCCCTCGCCGCGCACGAAGCGCCCGCGCCCGTCGCGGGATACCGGCTTGGCGACGGCGCGCTGCGTGGCTTGGCTGGCCGCGCGCACGGCGGCCACGGCCTGGCCGGCGACTTCAACCGCTTGGGCGTCGCGCCGGATGGCGCTTGCGCTGGCTCCGCCCGTCTGCGGCGTAGTGGCTTTGCGCAGCAGCGCCGGGATCTGGCTGGATGCGCGCGGGCTGCTCGGGGCGGGCGCCATCGGGCGCGCCACCTCGTTTCCGCCCCTGTCGGCGCGGCCAGGGCGCGCAGTCGTTCCATGCGTGCCGCTGGTCAGGGCGCGGCGAATCGCGCGCACGTCCTCGTGGATGTCGTCCCAGACCTTGAGCGCACGCCCGATGTCGATGGGGTCGCCGGTCAGGAATCCTTGTGCGTCGTGCTTGAGTGCCATGCTACGGCCTCATAAAGGTGTCGAGTTGCGAGAAGGACATTTGCACCTCTTCCAGCCCATCCTCACGGCGGGACAGGCTCACGGCCATGTTGGCCGGGCGGAACATGCCGACATCCTCATAGCCGCCACGGTTGCTGCCCCTGGTGATGAAGGCATGGACTACCTTGATGGTGATGGCGTAGCTGTCCGGCACGCCTACAGTGCCGTCACGCGCCGCCGCCGCGCCGTGATGTGCCGCAAACCACCGCTTGAGCGTGCCTTGCTGGTCGTCGATGGTGGTCAGGCGCAGTTCAACGTGTTCCGCGCCCTGCACCGCGTCGATCACGGCCCCGCCCACGCGGCGCTTCTCGCCGGCGACGATGAACGGCTCGTATTCGACCTCGGTAGCGAAGAGATTGAACCGCTGCGACATATCGCCGTTCAGGCGGCTCGAAACCTCGATCAGCCAGAGGTTCTTTTTCGCCAGCTTCTGGCTGCGCATGTCGTCGTAGATGTTGCGCGCTTCGGTCGGGCTGATGCCGCCGAATAGCGGGGTGGGAGAACCCCAATACATCGTCTGCGAGGCCACGCCACCCATGCCGGGTAGCAGGTCGTTCAGCAGGCCGGAATCCAGCAGGCGCATCCCGGCGTCTTCCCAGTTGCCTTGCAGTACGTCACCCAGCGCGCCGCCGCCCACGTTAATCATGCGCTGGGCCTGAAGCGGAACGTACTTATTGACCAGGTTCATCGCGGCGTTGGACGCCATGCTCTGGCCCATGCTGGTCACGGTCTTTGCCAGCTTCCCGCCGCCAAGCGCATCGGTCGCCGCGCCGGCGGCGCTGCCCAGCACGGAGTTCAAGCCAGACTTGATGGAGCCGAACAGGCCGTTGCTGGAAAGGCTCTCGGCGATGTTGTTGTAGAGGGACATGGGTTAGCCCCTCATGCCACCAAACCCGCCGCCCATTCCGCCGTCGTCCTCGGGCGGCTTCGCATCCACGACGGATGCGTAGAGCTTGGCCTGGTCTTCATCAAGCATCATAGTCTTCACGAGGAACTCGGTCATCACCTCCTTGCTCGCGCCCAGCTCCTTCATCATCTGCATGGACTGGGCCAGCAGCATCCCCGCGTTCATCGAATCGGAGCGCGTGCGCTGCTTCTCGGCTTCCAGGGCCGAAATAGACCCGAAGAAATTGATCGTCCAGGGACGCTCCTTGGGGTCGAACACCACGCCGTAGCGGCGCATGGTGTGGATGTCGATGACGTGGTTGAAGAAGTCGGCCAGCGCCACGCGGATGATGCGCGCGCGCTCGGCTGCCTGCGCGGACACGCGGAAGAAGCCGCCCTCGCCCAGACCGCCGGAAAGCTGGTCGGCAAAACCCAGCATGGACAAATCGACACCCAGCGCGCCGGCCAGCATCCGGGCGTGCAGCATCACGTCCTCGATGCTGATAGTCGCGGCGCGGCCAGGTGCGCCGCCATTCGCCGGCCCCACCGTGGAAAGCTGTTTCTCATTGAAAACCGGGATGATGTGCCGGATCCTCTCCATCACCGGGCGGCCAGTTTTCACGGCCTGTTCGGCGTAGGCTTTCGACGCCATGAGCATAGCCTTGACCGATTCGACGAACCGCTGTTGCTGATCGAGGTTCATGGATTCCAGATTGACCGCCACCATCTGCTCGTCAATCGAATCCATCCACCGCTGCCCGACCAAGCCCAGCAGGGACGCCGTGAGATTGTCGTAAGGCCCTTCGGCGCTGTAGAGCAGAGAGCCGCCGACCATGCTGGGCATGATGGGCAAGCTGTCGATGTCGTCCTCGGCGATTGCCAGGCGCACCGCTTTTTCGACGACGCCGTACTGTGGCACCCACTGGACGCGCGGCATCTTCAGGCGGGCCATCTGCGAAACGTCAAGCCGCTCGAAGCCTCGCTCCCCGGTATAGACGGCGAAGCCCACCGTGCGGCTGCCACGCTCGAACGGCTGCACCATCGGCGGGCGGATGGTTTCGTCCATGTGGATGTCCACCACGCCGCGCGAGTTCGTATAGAGGCGCGCGTAGGAATCCCCGAACGCGCCGCCGATGTAGGCCGCCTGGAAGGCCGTCTTGTTGAAGAGCGGCGCCAGCTCGGCGGCGATGTCATCGACGATGGCGGAAAGGCGCTTGTCCTTCTTCGTCTCGGACTTCTTTTCAACGAAAACAAGGTCGCCGTTGGTTTCGTGCCCACCCAGGGCCGAAGTGACCAGCAGCATGAGGGCCGTCGAAATGATGGGGTCGCCCTCCATCATCGACCACTTCTCGTAGATGATTTGCCGGGCGCGCGCGCCACGGTTTCCAGAACCCAGCAGAGACGCGATGGTGGTGGTTCCGGCCCCGTACATGAAGGCATCCGACGCCGTGATCTGCTGCGCCGGCGCGATGTGCGAAGACGCCCACCGCTTGCGGGACAGACCAAGGCGGGCCAGGAAGCCGGGCTTGGGCGGGACGGGGGTATTGGAAATGTCGGCCATGCGGCAAGGGTAGGATGCCCCGCCGCCGGCCTATCGCCTATTTTTCCGCCTCGGTGGAAAAGGACGCGCAATGGCGGGCAATACGCCCGCCGCTGGGTTCGGCGCTACGCCGCCGGAAACTCCATGTCCTTGTCGAACAGAGTGTAGAAGTCCGGGTTATCGGCGTCGAGCATGAACTGGTTGGTGTAGATGATGTTCGACGCCAGGTAGGCCGTGCGAAACTCGTCGGCCATGATGAGGGTTTCCTCGGCAGTCTCCCCCTGGTAGGCCCGCTGGATGAGTGGGTCGCCCTGATCGCCCAGCTCGTACCCGCCCGTCTTCAGCGCATCCTTCAGCGCCCACCAGTACGGGCCATAGTCGCGGTAGCGGCGCGGGTCTTTCTGCAACCGCTCCGCCACCACGCCCAGGCCGAAGCCCAGCAGATTCGAGAACCCGCGATTGGCACGCAGGCCGGCGGCGCGTTCTGCCACCAGAGCCTTGATGGCGTCCTTGTCGAACTTGTATTCGGTGTAGGCCATGATTCGTCCTTAAATTTCGCGGGTGGCAGGGGCAAGCTCCAATTGCTCCTGCGCCTTCGGGTAGGTCTTGATGAGGTATTCCCACGTAGAACGATACACGTTCCACGTCAGGGCGTCTCCATCCCACTTGAATTTGCCGCTCCCGGCCACGCCGGCGCATTGCTTGATAGTTTCCTTCCAGGCGCGGGTGTTCCCCTTGATGCCCACCACGTCGTTCGGCAGGTCGCCCTTGGGCTGGCCGCCCGCCACCACCTTGCGCACAGCTTCCTCGATGGCACGCTTGAACTGGTACGGCAGGTAGTCGCTGGCCGGATCCTTGCCCTGCCAGTCGAACCACGGCGCGGCGGCGCGCATGAACGTGGAAGCCTGCTCGATGATTTCCGGCTCGCTCTCTCCGGTCAGGGCAGACTTCAGGGCGTCGAGCGAGACATTGTGCTCGATCTCGTTCTGCACCCACATATCGAAGTTGTCGAAGTCCGCTATGGTCATCTTCAACCCGTTGGCCGTGGCGAACTCGCGCATCGCGGCGCGGTGCTTGTCGGCGCTGTTGCCATAGGCTCCGCCGCCGATGCGCTCCACCGCTGCATCGCTGGGCACCACGAAATTTCCAGCCTCATCGAACGACCTGATGATGGCCTTTTGGCTGTCAAAGATGCGCTGCATGACCGGGGTCTTGCTGGCATCGCGCGGGGGGATGACGTAGGGGAAAAACGGCTGCGGCAGCATGTACGAATGCGTGGCATACGCCACCAGCGCCTCGGTCTTGCGGCGCTGCGCCACTTCGGGCACCACCTCATTGAAGCCGTTTTCGATGGTGCCGCCGCCATTCACCTTGTCCTCGATCTGGGCGGCATCGGTGATGCAGGAATCGTAGTCGGCGGTGCCGCGATAGACCCATTCGCCCGCGAGCACGTCCTGGGTGTTGGCCGCCATCGGCTGGCCGTTGAGCATCCGGCCAAAGGCGCGCGGAACACCCTTGACCAGGGACAGCACGGCCAGTCCGCCCTTCAGGCGCACGAAGGTTCCATCCACCAGCGGCTTGCCGTTGTAGATGATGCCGTTGCCGGCGGCGATGTCGTCCGCCACGCCCGCAGGATAGCCGCCCGCCTCGTCAGCCTGGCGCGCGAAGTTGGCCTTGGATTCGTCGATCATGGACTGCGCCATATCGACTTCGGCCTGCCATTCATTGGTGATGGGGCCGCCCTCGATGGCCTCGATGGCGAACGCCGGATAGGCGCGCCCCATCAGCATGGATTCGATGTCGTCGTCCTTCTGCTTCCTCGGGTTGTTGCGCAGCGCGGCGAAGAAGGCGTCCAGCGTGGCCCGCTCCTTCACCTGGCCGCCGGCGCGCCACTCGGTGCGGAACAGGGTCGCCGATTCCTCGATCTGCCGGCGCAGGCCGCCCATGCTCGCGGTCAGCTCGGCCAGCAGGCTTTCATTCTTGGCGACGGCGGTAGCCGTGGCCTTCGGGTTGCTGATGCGGTCGCGCAGGTTGGCGGCCTGCCGTTCCAGCTTCCACAGTCCGATGACCTTGCGGATGATGAAGCTGTCCGCGCTCTTGTTGTCGTTCAGGAAGGCGTTTTGCTTGCGGATGGTGTCCAGATTAATCATCTGGCGGTCGCGGTTGTTGGCCGCGCGAGACTGGGCTTCCTTGACCGCGATGGTTTCCTGCATCCGGCGCATGGCGTCGGCGTCGCCCACCACGTCGATCAGGGCTTCCATTTGCTCCTTGGACAGGCCGCCGGTCACGGCCACGCTGCCGGAGCCATTCACATCCATGACCTGGCCGATCCAGTCCGCTTTCTTGTTCACCATCGAACGCTTACTGGTGTCGAAGGTGCCGTCGGCATCGTAGTAGTAGAGGCTCACGCGCGCGGTCTGGTTGCCCTGGCGCACGCCGCGCCCGTTGCGCTGTTCCAGGCTGTCAGGCGTCCAGCCGATGGTCAGGTGATGGATGGCCTGCGTGCCCTTCTGAAGGTTGATGCCCACCTCGGCCTTCTCGTTGGCGATCACGGTCTGGTACTTGTTGTCCTCGCCGGCGGCGTTGAAGCCGTCCTGCACCGCAAGAATCTCGTCGGGCGAGTTGTTCGTGCGGCCCGTGATAACGGCGATGGCGCCGGACGGGATGCCGGCCCGGCGGGTCAGCAGCCGCTTGATTTTGTTGTGCAGGGGCAGGATGTCGCAGAAGACGATCTGCTTCACGATGGACGTGGCGGCGCCGTTCTCGTCAATGCCGCGCGGGCTGGCCTGCTCGTGCTGGAAGTTTTCGAGCATCGCGGCCAGTTTCGGCGGCACGGAAACATCCAGGTCAAGGCCAAGCTTTTCGGCAATGGCCTCGAAGGCGCTCTGCGTGTCCGGGTCGATGGTGTCAATCACCACGCGGTTTCCGTCGATGACCTTGGCCTGCACCTGCACTTTCAGCAGTTCGGTTTCGGCGCCGGCGGTGTCCTTGATGGTGCGATGCCCGACGATGGCCTTCTCGTCAGTCATGGGGCCTGGCCGGGGGCGTTCCTCGATGAACTTCTTGCCGTTGAATTGCGCGATGGCGTCCTTGGCCTTGGCGGCCTGGGTCGGGATGAAGCTGTAGAAGGTAGCGCGCTGGTCGAGTTCGGGATCCGCGATCAGCAGCGTCATCTTGTTGATGAGGTTGAATGGGTGCCCGATGAGGTTCAATTCCTCGCCGAAGTGCTCCGCCACCTCGTCGTAGGCGGCCTGGTCGCCACGGTTCGGCGACTTCTCGGAAATGAGGTCGATTGCCCAGCGGAACGCGCCCTTGTAGAGCTTCAGGCGATCCACGATTTCAGGCGGAAGCGTCACCGGCGTGGCCTTCTCTTCGCGGTCGGGAACCACGATTTGCTCGCCCACGTCCTCGGCGCTCTTGATGGTCGCCACCTCGCCGATGGCCTTGCGCAGCACGCCCACGTTGTTCAGGCCCACGAACACGTCCGTGGTGCGCGCCACACCGTCCATCGTCACGTCGTCCTGGTTCTCCTTGGCGCACATCATTTCCATGAAGTTGTCGGCGCCCCGGATGCCCAGGCACATATCATTGACGCGCTCATGGCCGGCGGCCAGAGACAGCATCGCGTACATTTCCAGCGGGCTATTCGTGATCGGCGTGGCCGTCAGCATCAGCACGCCGTCCTTACGTTCGGACTTCCCACGGATGAACCAAGCCTTGGCCTGGGCGTCGATGCCGCGCCGGGAAGCCGGCGACAGGGAAAGGAACTTGGCGCCCTTGAAGTCCACCGTCTGGGCGGAGTTCTTGAAGACGTGGGCCTCGTCGAAAACAAGGCTGTCGATTCCCATGTCTTCCAGGTACGGCGCGCCGCCGCGCTTGTCGGACAGCACAGACAGCAGCCCGGCTTGCTTGCCCTTGGCGCGCTCGTCCTCCTTCTTGTCCATGCTCTCGGCGAAGCTGGCGTCAGCCTGGCGCATGAAGCCCTCGTAGGCGCTGATGGTGTCGTCGCGCAGGCGGATGCGCTCGAAGGCTTCGAGCGTCATAAAAATCTTGCTATGGCGGTTTTCCATGACCGCCGTCAGGTCGGTGTCGAAATTCGACGAACTCACGGTTGCCTTGCCGTCCTTTCCGACGCGCAGGCCGATGAACAGGCAGTCGTCGGTGTTGGCGTAGGCGCGCGCGGCCTCCTTGCGCCAGTTGGACAGCACGGAGTTGGGCACCACGAAGGCGGTTTTCGACTTGACGCCGATGCTCTGGGCGTACTGGGTGGCCGCCAGCGCCGTGAAGGTCTTGCCCAGACCCACGCCGAAGCCGTTGATGCCGCCGAACTCGCGGCTGGTCTTGCGCACGTAGGCGTTCTGGTAGCCGTGCAGGGTGAGGTCGGGGTTCATGCCGGGAATCGGCATCGGCGCCTCGTCCTCCACCTGGCGGAAACGCAGCTTCGCCGGGTCGGATGCGATGGCTTCCAGACGCGCCACGATGGCGCGGTTGCCGCGCACCCAGCCGTTGAACTGCTCGTTGGCAGTATTCACCATCCGGCGCAGCTCATGCAGGGCCTTGGCATCGTCCATCCCCAGCTTGACGCCGCCCAGGGTGATCGTGCCGTTCTTCAGGTAGTCGCCGATGCGGTTCAGCAGCTTTTCGCGGTCGGTCAGGTTGCTTCCGGGCACGTCGATGTCCACGCGCTTCTCGCCCGTGCGCTCGTCGTAGATGACAGCGGCAGACGGATGGACGAAACGGCGCAGGAAGTCGGCCTTCTCTTCCAGGGAGACGTGCGGGCTGAACAGGTTGAAGGTCAGCTTCGACACATCCACCTTGTCGATGCGGGCGGCGGCGTCCATCTTCTGGCGCAGCAGCTTGGCTCGGATGTCGTCGCTGGCCGCGCCGGCGATGTCGGCATCCACGCGCGCCAAGAACTCGGCGTAGTTGCCCACGTAGTAGTCGTCCGCGCGCGTGACGCTCTTTCCGTCGGGCGACAGGCACCACGCGGGATCCGCGTGCGGGTCGAATCCTTCGCCGTAGATGGCCCTGGTGTCTTCCAGGCTCGCCCAGATGGATTTCGTCTTGTAGCGCAAGCCCTCGAAGGTGGAATCCGCCGTGGATTCGACGCTCGGGGCCTGCTGCTGCACGTCGCCGCGCCAGACCGCCGAAAATCCGGTCTTCTTCTGGTAGTGGTTGCCGATGGTCAGCAAGCCGTCGCGCAGCTTGCCGCCCAGCGCCGACGGGCGCTTCTTGGCGACGCCGGCGACGCGCTGCATGGCGTCGGACAGGGCAGGATATTCGGCCAGGAAATTGACGCCGGTTTCCTCGCCAAGGCGCTCTTGCAGCACCTGCGCGGCGGCCATGCCGACGATGCCAGCGTTCCAGAACTGGGCGCGCTGGTCGGCGGCCTTCAGGCGGCGAATTTCGGCCATCGCTCCGCGCAGCCAGTCCGGAATGTCCAGCGACTGCGAGGTTTCCACCATGTAATCGACGCACTTTTCAGCATCCGGCCAGGTGGCGCCGGCCTCGAAGGCGGCGTAGGGGTCTTTCATCTTGCCCACGAGGTCGGCCATGCTTGCGCTGTCCTCACCACGCGCCAGCGGCACCCAGCGGCCATCCTGCATTTGCAGGGTCTGCCCGGCCTGGGTGATGGTGTCGCCGTCGCGGTAGATGATGGGCGTGGTTTCGGACGCGCCCAGCATGTCCCAATTCACACGGGAATCAGGGAAGCGTTTGAGCATCCGCCCGATTTCACCGATGGGGGCCTTGGTGATGACGCGATCTACGTCGCGGAACTTGGTCGGGTCTTTGGGCACGAACTCGCCCAGCACGAACCGCTTGCCCTCGCCGTCGAAGTAGCGCCCGTCGATGAAGGGCTGCCATTGCACGTTCGCCTCGATCAGCACCTTGGGCGACTGCTCGCGCAGTTCGGCGATTTTGTCCAGGGTGTCGCGGCTGTATTTGCGGAACGCGATCACGTCCGTCATGGTGTCCGCGCTGGCCGTTCCAAACACGGAATTGGGGAGCCGGTAGGCGCCCAGGAATTCGGCGACGTAGCTGGCCTTCACGCGCAGCTCTTCTTCCTTTCCGCCCTTGCCGGAGACGCAGCGCGGCGGCGTGATGAACACGGCCAGGCCGCCCGGCTTCAGCTTTTCGAGCGAGCGCAGGATGAAGTAATTTTGCAGCGGTTCCTTCTGGTAGCGGCTGTCCAGCAGTTGATTCCCGCCACGGTCGGCTACGCCGCCGAACGGGACGTTCGTCACCACAGCGTCGTATTGCTCGTCCGGGGTTGCGGCGGCCACCTTCTCGAACGGGGAAACCGTTGCGGTGTAGCCAGGGCCGGCATTGACCAGGCCGTTGATGCGGCCCGACGTTTCGTTCAGCTCCACCGCGTCGATGGCGGCGGACAGGGGTGCGGTCGCACCGAAGACGCCAACACCGGCGCACGGGTCGAGCACCTTGCCGCCGGAGAAGCCCAGCTCGCCCATCAACTCCCAGACGCCCTCGGCGATGGGCTTGGGGGTGTAATACTCGTAGGCGCTGCCCTTCTTGCCGTCGGCGCCGATGAGCGCGCCGCCCGTGCCGGAATACTTCGCCAGCGCCAGCTTTTCTTCCGGCGTCAGGCGCGCCGAATCCACCTCGCCAGCGTCGATGCGACGAAGCAGAGCCATCGCCTCGGTGTTGTCCTTCTTGCGCTGGGCGGGCTTGCGGTTCGGGTCGAACTCGTAATACTGGGCCGTCTGGTTGCGCGGTGCGGACGGAGCATCATCGCCAGCGGTGGCATCCGGCGCGGCGGGCTGCTCACCTTCGGCGGCGCCCCCCGTGGCCGTTTGCATTGCCCCCAGCTCGGCGCGGATCTGGTTCGCGCGCGCGGACAGCTTCAGGCGCGCGAGCGCACCGTTTGCCCCCTTCAGTTCCGCCTTGACGCGGGCCAGTTCGCCCACCAGTTTCAGCCGTGCCAGCACGCCGCCGCTTCCCACGGCGCTATCGAAGGCGATACGGTTCAGCATGTCTTTCTTCCCTTCAGGAGAGGTTCGCGGTGGCGGCCAGCATGGCGTTCTGGTAAGCGCCGACGGCCAGTTCAAACAGATTCACCATGTCCGGGTCGCCCTGGTTGCGATTGAAAGCGGCTTCCAGGGAATCAGCCAGGTCGGGCGCGAGGATGTCGGGAGCGGTGCCGTCGATGACGGACTGGAACAGGGCGCGATCAACCGTCTTCTGGTCTGCCGCTGCCGTCTGGTCGGGATAGGTGCCGTCCCACGCCTGGTAGTCGAAGTTGGTCAGGTCGGCATTGAGGGCAAAGCGCGCGAAGCCGAAGTCGATAACGGACAGCTCGCGGCGCTGGTCGCCCTTGCGCGCCTGCACCTTCGAGAAGGCAACGAACTTGAAACCGGCGATCTGGCCGAACTTGGGCGCGGTCGCTTCCTGGTAGCTGGCGGATGCGGCCACGAAGTCGGCGATGGTTTCCTGCGTCTCCACCGCTTCGATCATCCACTGGCCGCCGCTGTAGTCCGGGTCGTAGAGTTCGCTGTTGGTGGCGGCAGCGAAGGCGCGCAGGGATTGGTCGGCCTCGCTGGCCGGCGCGGCAGCAGCAGGCGTCGCATCCGGGTTGCCGCCGCCGGGTTCCTGCTGTTGCTCTTCGCTGGCGCCGGACGCGCCGCCACGGATTTGCCCGATGGTCTTGGGCTTGAAGTGAAAGTCCAGTTCCACGCCGGCCTCCGCAAGTTCGATGATGCTGATGTAGCCCAGCTCGCCGCCGTCGCCGTACAGGTCGGCCAGGCCGAAGGCTTGCTCGGTGCCGTGACCTTCCATGTCCTTCTCGGTGATGTACCAGTCGCCAGCGCCACGGAAGTAGTGCAGGTGCGCTACGGCCTCATCCCCCTTGCCGTCCTGGTCGTAGGTCTTCGGCATGGTGGCGATGACGCCGGCCAACTCCTTCATCTTGTCCGCGAAGAACTGCCATTCCTCGCCCATCAATCCGGCGATGACGGCCTTGTTTTGGGACTCCGACATCCAGCGGTTCATGCCGGTATCGGTCAGCACCTTGAGCGCGGCCATGCGGTCTTTCGCCGGGCCGACGAAGGCGGCAGATTGCGCAGCGGGCGATTCCTCGGCGGCGAACAGGGCTTCCACCATTTCCGGGGCGTCATCCTCGGAATACATGAACGGGCGGCCTTCGCTACCCTTCACGCGCTCGTCGCCGGCTTCGCCGACATACACCATCGCCTTGCCGTCGTCGCCGATGTCGATGCGGCCCAGCACCTGGTCGCCCTTCTTGACCTTGCCCACGTAGCCGTCGTCATCCACACCATCCAGCGCAGGATTTTTCTCGGGGTTCGCGCCGGCGCGCCCGGTCAGGCGGTCGCTGATGGCGCGAGCATCGTTGGCGAAGGCATCCATGCGCTCCGCTTCATCCTGCGTCATTTCCACGCCGGAAAGCGAGGCGCGGCAGGACATCATGGAGCGCAGCGGCGTGAGCGCGCTGTCGAAGGTGGCAATCTCGCGCACGCTGTCCAGCAGCGGGGAGAACTTCGCATCCGATGCCAAGAAGGCGCTGAAGCCGTTGAGCAGGGCCTTGGTGGCAGCCACGCCGCGCGCCTCGGTTTCGGCCTCGAAAGCGGCGGCACTGTCCAGGGCCGTTTCCACGTCGAACGTGATGCCGGTTTCGGCTTCGTCCGGCTCGTAGTCGCCCTCGGTCAGGATGGCGATGGCTTCCTTGATACTGGCCGCCACCTCGGCTTCGAGGTCGGCTTGCTCGGTGTTGCCCTCGGCACGGTTGATGGGTTCATTGGTCTGGGCCACGTCCAGCGCCTGTTGCAGGGTAGCGACGGCATGGCCCACGTCGTCGAGAGCCGCGACAAGATCCCGGCCCTTGTTCGTCAGCCAGTTGTAGCCGTCACGGCGTTCGACGTAGCCGCGCTCCACCAGCGAATCGCGGGACGCCTTGGACGGCACGTCGCCGTCCTCGATCTTGGGGTTCTCCTTCATGGCGCGCAGCGTGTCGAACTCGCCGCCGTCAAATTGCTCACCGGCGATGGTATGGACAGAATCCATCGCGGCGCCGGCGAACTCGCCCCACTCGATTTCAGCGCCGTGGCGCTTGGCGGCCTCGTCCATGCCCTTCGCGGTCAGGAAGGGCGAATAGTCGTCCTTGAGCACGGATTCAGCCAGCCATAGCTTGAATTCGTCGGTGGCACTGGTGAAGCGGTAGGCGTCATCGACGGCGGCGATTTTCTCGGCGTCAGTCTTCTCGGCCTGCACCTCGATCACGCCCAGGGATTCCAGTGCCTGGCGCAGGCCGCCAAGGGTCAGAGCAGCCTTCAAGAAGCCGTTAAAGTTCTTGCTCTTGACGCCGGTGATTTGGCTTTCGGCGTTGCGCATGTAGTACGTGGGCACGGCACCGCGCTTGCGCACCACCACTTCGTCGAATCCCTTGGCGAAGAGCGACTTCAGGAAGTCCTGGCCGTTGCTCACGTTGCCGTCGCTGGCGCGCACGCTGATGGAGGTCAGCCCGTTCCAGGCGCGCTTCAGGTTTTCGTCGCGTTCCTTGGCGGCCTGCGCTTCGGTGCGCTGCGCTTCGAGTTCCGCGCGCTGTTCCGGCGTGATACCGGCCCAGGCGTCGATCTGCGGGCGGCGGTCGCGCTGGGTCTTCGCCAGCTTGACGCCGGTGGCGCGCTCGAAAATCTCCGCACTGGCCTTGTTGTCGAGGTTGCGCAGGATGCTCCACGCCAGCGCGGCGTCCTTGGCCTCGATGGCGGCGACGATTTGCGGGGTCTGGGTGCCGGTGTCGATGCCCGCCTTGTGGAAGATAGCGGCGGCCACGTCGGCGAGCGGGCTTTCGGCGGTCAGCGCAGCGACTTCCGCCGTGCCCTTGGCGATCAGGCGTTCCTTGGCGACGGCCTGAATCTTGTCGAAGGCCGCGCGCGAGGCGTCCAGCGCGTCGCGCCACGCGATGAATCCGGCCTCGCCGCGCAGGCTGGAAAGGCGCTCGTCCCACGTCTTGATGCCGATGGCTTCGAGGGCACTGGAAGCCTTGCCGATGATGTCGTGCTGGCCGGTGCGCGAGGCGACGTTCAGCTTATCGAGTTCCGCGCGCATGGTGGCGGTATCGGTGATGCCGTCCCAGTTCACCGCCGCCACGGCAGCATTGAGCACGGCAGCAGCCTCGCTGAAGGAACGGGAATAGGCGGCGATCAGCTCCTGTTCGGCAGGTTGCTTGGCGGCATTGCTGAACAGGATGTCTTCACCCTTGACCAGCTTGAGTTTTGCGCGCACATCATCCACGGTCAGCGACTTTCCGGCGAAGGCGTCGCCCATCCCGACAAATACATCGGCACGCAACCATTCCACGATGTCGGCGGGAGTGCCCACCTTCTCACGGCCAAGATTGCCGTCCTTGACGTGCGCCAAGTAGGCCCCGCCCTGTTCGGTCATGGTCAGATAGTCGTTGCCGCGAGATTTTCCCAGCAGATACACGGCAGCGTACTTCTCGCCCACGGAACCTTCCCACCACGGAGCCGACTTCTTCGGCTGGGCGGCGGCCGCATCCCCGCCAAGCTCCTTCAGCAGGGCTGCTTCCTCTTCGGGCGTCATCGGCGCGCTGGTGTCATCGGCCACGGTGTAGCCGGCCTCGCGCAGTTGCGCAATGGTCGGCTCGGCATGGGCAGCCAGCACCTTGCCGCCCTCGGCGCCCGGCGTGGCATTGATGATGTTCCACGCCTTTTCGCCTTCCGGCGTATTCGGGAAGAACGACGTGAAGAGGCCGTCGGCGCTGTTGCGATAGGTGATGTCGGTCTTCTGCTGCGCACCCTTCGCGGCTTGCGCGCGGCGCGCAACCTCGGCCATCGCCGCCGCATCCACTTGGGCGGCGTACTCTTCCGGGGTTTTGGTCAGGTCGTCGTCGATGCCGTTCATGGCCCAGCCGGCGACGTTGCGGCCTGCGCCGACGTGCGTAAAGGTCGGCTGCACCTCGGCGTCTTCCTTGTAGAGGCGGGTGTCGTTCGGCTCGCGGCCTTCCCAGCCCAGAACACGCAGGGAGTTGCGGACGGCAACAATGCGGCCCTGGAAGAAGGCGTCGAGACGGTCTTGCCAGTAGAGTTGCAGGGCTTCGTCGCCGCGCACCTTGGCGTAGCCTTCGGGCGTGGTCGGGTCGAATTCCGGCTTGCCTTCGGCAGCCACCTTCGCCACTTCGAGTTCATGCTGGGCGGTCGCCAGCTCGTTTTCCAGTCCGGCGATCTCGTCCTTCAGGGACTGGATGTTCTGCATCCGCGTCGCGCGCGTGGCATTCACGCGCTGGAACGCCTCGCTGTTCTTCTCGGCCAGGCGCATGATGCGGCGCGCCACCTCGCGGATGTTCAGGTCGGCGCCGCGCTCCGGCGCGACGACGATGGTGATGTCCTTCTTGTTCAGCAACCACTTCCACGAGATAACCTCGTCCGCCGGCGCCATCTTGTTCGGCGTCACGTCGGGGTTGTGGAAGAAAATGGTCACGGTCTGGCCGTCGGACAGCTCGAAGATGGCGGCCACATTGGCGACGCCGCGCTGCTTGAACGGGTCGGTGATTTGCAGGGCGACGGGCTTCACCTTGTCGCCGGTGCGCTCCATGATGCCGCGCAGCAGTTCCATCCGGCGTTCCAGCTTGGCATAGGGCGTCACCAGCGCGTCGAAGGCCAGCGCGCCCTCGGCGTCGTCGATGATTTCCTGGGCGGTAACGGCATCCAGAAGAAGGCCCTCGCCACTGTCGGAGCGCCGGATGTCGTACAGCACCTGGGCCAAAGTGGTGTTGTAGGGCTGCGCGTCGGTGTTCCAGTGAGTTTTCTTCATGGTTTCAAGTCCTTCCTTGGGTAGGGTGTCGGCCCGTAGCGGGCGCTTCAGGTCGCCGTGTGTCAGCCACCACTTGAGTTGAGAAAGAGAAGCCGGGACGATGCTTTCCAGCCCGTTCCAGCCGCGTTCGTAGCTGTTCAAGTAGGCGCTGCGCGCCGATGCCAGGTCAGGGAAGGCGAGCATTACCTTGTGCTCGTCGAACTGCCCGCCGACGTTCTGGTTGATGACGTAGGCCCGCTCGGCGTCCGGGTAGGGGCCGATGAAGCAATCCACGCCATCGCCGTCCGCGCCGGTCGTGCCGCCGATGTACCCGTAATGCGCCGCCATGCGGCTAGACCATGCCTTGCCGGTCGCTTCATCCACGCCGGAGCGCGTGCTCCCGCGCGGCTGCTCGATCACAAGGTTCAGCCCGTGCAGGCCCACCCGCCCCATCTTGTAGTTGCCAGCGCGGCACTGGGCCGCCGACGGTTCGGGCGTCAGGTTCTGGCCGAAAGCGCCCTCGTGGGCCGCGCTCTCGATGAGGTGCAGAGGCGTACTGGTCATGCAGGCATGGTATGGCCCGCTTGCCTGTCAATTCGGGGAGTTTTCCGCCTGAAGGTCGGCGGCAATCTGGTGGATGAGGATGCAGATGTCGGCCATTTCATCGGCCATCGCGCGCAGCCGCTTGGCCGGTGATTCTGGCTGCGGCTGCGGCGCGGTACTGCTGCTCATGGTGTCAGGCGGCGGCGGGTGCCAGGCTGGCGATCTGCTCGCGCACGGACGCAATGGATTCCTTCAGGGCGTCGCGCTTCTGGGTCAGTACCTGTTCCATCTTCGGCGCGGCGGTGCGAATCCCGGCGGGCGGGCGCACCTTCGCGGCGGCGAGCGTCTTCTGGAACTTGACGCGCCCGGCGTCCAGCGCCTGCACGATTTCCGCGATGGCCTTCACATGGTCGTCCTGGTTCTTGATGGGAAGCGCCTTGCCATTCACCAGCACCTGGAAGATGTCGCCCGACTGCTTGATGCGCAGCACCACCTGCTGAGAATCGGCGAAGGTCAGGGTCATTTCCCGGTAGGTGATGCCGGACGAACGCTTCACCGTGGCAGGCACGTCCTGCTGCACGACATTCGCGCCGGCGCGCGAGAAGAAGCGGACGGCCTGCTTGGCCGCCTTGTCCTTGGCGGACAGGTCTTCAAAGCTGAAAAGCAGGTTTTTCATGGTCTGGTTTCCTTTCTCTTTCAAATCGGGTCGTCGGTGTTGGAGCCGCCCTTCGCTACGCCACCGTGCTTGTGGTCGCTACCCACGTTCTTGCCGTTGTGCGTCAGGGAACCGCCCTCGACGGCAAAGCCACCATTCACCGTGGATGCCTTGCCGCCGGCGCCTTGCACCGTCAGGCCGCCGGCCACAGTCAGATTGCCGGTACAGGTCGTTTCTGGCGAATCAATCGTTGCCTGCGGGGCCTGCACCGTGACATGCGAGCCGGACTTGATGAGCACGTCGCCCTGGGCGATCAGGTTCATCAGCGCATCGGCGAGCAATTCCATGTTGGCATGGTGCCAGCGCCGCCAGCCCGTCGAATTTCCCGCCTGCGGGTTACGGTAGCCGGTGATGATGGGGTAGCGAGCATCGCCGCCGATGAAGGCAACCCAGACGGGATCGCCCGCCGTGATTTCGATTTCAGTGGTGTTCGCGCCGGCGCGCGACTTGTCGCCCAGGGAATACTCGATTTCAGCCAGCGGCAGCACATCGCCGCCGTCGGTCAGGCCCGGAATCTCCACTCGGCACATGCGCGCGTCGGCATCGTAGCCGCGCACGATGGCCGGATAGCGGCCAGGCAGGAAACCGTAGGATTCGCCGGCCTTCATTCTTCGAGGCTCCCTACCCAGAGCCGGGTGTAGGCTTCCTGCGCACCGCCGTCGTCCGTGCCGCTGCCGAAGACATGGGCTGCCGTGATGACCGCCAGCTTGGCGCCACCGGCGTAGGCGATCAGGTCGCCAGCCACGACGTTCCCGCGAAGGGTCGTGCGCGAGGTCTTGCGATGCACGAGGCAGCGCGTCATGTTGCGCAGGCGCTGGGCATCCTTGAAGGGTGAAAACCGCACCGCGCGCGGCTTGTCCCGGTTGCCGAATACCGCTTCGCCTGATGCGGCCAGCGAGAAGAACCACGGCACGGTATGCCGTTCGAGAAAGCCGCTCTCCACGTCCTCGGAAGTGTTATCGGGCAGCGTCAGCACCGTGGCCTGCTTGAACAGGTCGCCCAGACGGACGAATTGCAGCTTGCCGCCCTTCCAGCGCACCGCGCCGCCCTCTTCTTGCAGCAGGCGGGCAATGTGGAAGGTCGGGGTGTCGCCCACGGGGCAGCAGAAGCGCGGCACCGGGAAGTCGGCATCCACGCCCCTGATGGTCGCTCCGGCGGCCCGGTAGATGGCGGCCAGCGAGGCGTTCTCCTTGATGATGGCCCGGCTGCGCACGTAGGCGGCGCCCTGACACGCATCGAGCAGCGCGGTCACGCTGTAGGCTTCCATGTCACGCTGCCCTTGGGCGGAGCGCCCGGCGATGCGCTTGGACTTGACGATGCGCAGCGCGTCGCTGCCAACGGTCAGCACCTGGCCCTCGGCAAGGCGCTTGTCCAGCCCGTCGTCGCCGGCCCGGATCTCGGCTTCCAGCGTAAGAGGGATGGGGGATAGGTCAGAGCGTAGCGTGGCGGACTTGATGAGGTCGCCGCGAAGCTGCTTACCGTCGGCGAAGGTCACAATCACGGCTACACCGTCAGGATGGGTTGGAAGAAGGCCCTATGCGGCATTTCCGCCTCGATCTGGGCGATGTCGCCGGCAATCTCGCTGGCAGAGCGCCCGAAGGGATCGACACCCATGCCGCGCGACGCTTCGAGCTGCAAGGCCGTCTCGCGCTCGACGTACAGCAGGAACAGGGGGCGAATCAACGCCCACTCGGATTCGTTGATTTCCAGGTCGCCGTCGATGGCTGGAACCGGGTCGGCGCCCTCGCGCGCGCGGATGACGGCATACCCGGCATAGAACCGGGTGGCCGCCATCGCTTGCGCAAGTACCGTTTCCTCGTCCAGCAGATTGCCGGCGGGCCGCTCTTGCGTGGCGAACTGCGAAGCCAGCGCGGAGAGCATTGCCATTAGCGGTAGTCGTTCGAGTTGCCGGCGGTGGTTTCGCCGAAGTAGTGGAAGAACGCCGTGCCGGTAATCATCAGCACCTGCGAGCGGTTCTCCCAGTCGCGGTCGGGGTCATCCACCTGGATGAAGCAATCGACGATGCGCTTGACGCGCAGGTACTGCTGCGGCGTGCCTTCATACACCTTGGCGTTGAAGTAGCCGCCCTTGGCGATGAGATTGACCAGCATCTGATCGACACTGCCGGCCACGTCTTCCAGCAGGGAGATTTGGCCCTGGTGGGCGATCTTGATTTGCTGGGCCTGGTACATCATCGAACCCAGCGGCATCGGAACTTCGATTTCGCCGGCGGGCGCGGTCTGCGGCCACGGGAACTGCTTGCACTTCAGCCAGCTTTGCTCGAAGCCCTCGATTTCCAGGGAGAAGTCGCTGGAAATAGCCTTGGCGCCCAAGGCGCGGGTCGCGTCGTAGTGCCCCTTCAAAAGGGCAGAGGTAGAAACGGTCATGTCGTTGTCCTTTCGTAGGGGATGGAGACGTACCTGCTCACTGTATGGCACACCATGACCTGCACCCGGCGCAGTTTTCCGCGCTACTGGCAGGACTTGATGGCCGCTTCCAGCTCGGCCTCGTAGCCCTGGCGCTGCTTGCGCTCGGCGCGCAGGGCCGACATCTGCCGGAAGACGCCAGAGCCGACAGACAGCGCATCCACGGCGAAGGCCGGCTTCGTGGGCGCGGACAGCTTGCACGGCACCGGCGTGGGGATGAACACCTGCTGCACGTCGGGCGCGCGCTGCGCGGGAGTGGCGCAGCCGGCCAGCACCATCAGGGCGGCCAGCATGGCGATGAAGTGGATACGGTGCATCATGGTTTCTTTCCTCGCTCGGCTTTCAGCTCCGCGTCGAACGCGGCACCCGCTGCGGCGGCAGCGGTGCATTCGTCTGCGCCGGCGGGCGGCTGGGACTGCATGATGGCGGCGGCCTGCGCCTGGTAGCCGGCAGATTCGGCCTTGGCCTTCTCGGCGGCGGCCTGCGCCCGCTTCTCGCGCTCCTGCGCCTGTGCAACCAGCTTGGTCAGCTCGTCGTTCTGCTTCTGCGCGGCGACGGCGACGGCGTTGTAGGACTGCTCGAAAGAATCGGCGCGCTCATTGGCCGCCTTGAGCTGCGTTTCGAGGGCGGCCACCTTGGGCGAGTAGTAAGCGGACGTAGCCTTGTAGCCAAGCCCGATTCCCACGGCGATCATGGCGATGACGCCCAGCGCCTTCCACAGCAAAGGGTTGAGCGGGTTCATTGCGCCTCGCCTCCGGCGTGCTCCTTGGGCTTGCTCTTGTCGCCCATCAGATACACGCCCAGGCCACCGACCAGCGAGCCGAAGCCGATGCCGAACGCCTGCATGTCGAAGTCCTTGCCCTGGGCGATCACGCCCCAGGCGGCCAGGACGATGAAGGCCACGATGCCGACGATGGCGGCAACCCGTCCGGTTTCCAGCGTTTCGCCGTCGTAGTCGGTGATGAGATCCTTGAGCGCCATGTCGCTGTTCCTTTCCGCCATCAGGCGAGTTCCGTATCGTGCCGCTCGAAAGCGGCGGCCATCTTGGTGTCGTACTTGTTGGCGGCGTAGTTCGGGCCGTTGTAGTTCTTGGCGAACTTCGCCCAGTCCTGGGCCTTCAGCGCCGACCAGATGGCCGGATTCGCCTTCACGAAGCGCACAAAGGCGTCCAGTTGCGCAGCCTCGTCGCGGTACATGGCGTTGATGAACTCCTGCACGGAGCCATAGCCCAGCAGTTGCCAGTGAAAGCCCATGATCTGGAACAGGCCCCAGCTCGCGGACTCAAGCGCGCAGGCTCGATGAATTTTTGCCGCCTCGTCCAGGCGGTCGCACTCGGCGACGCCGCCACGGTAGCCGCCCGGCGTCGCATTGACGACGCCGGGGTGGCTTTTGGCATAGCTCTCGGTCATCTGCGGGCCGATGGCATCCTTCAGCCGGCGGTACATGATGTGCCGCTCGAACAGGATGACGGGGCGCCCGTCGTCATAGAAGCCGGAGCCACGGCTTTCAACCTCGGTGACGGCCTTGACCGCTGCCACAGGAACGGAAAGCAGCAGGGCCGCCTTCAGGAAGTCGGCGTGGATCAGCCGCTTGGATTCAGGCGTCGCCATATCAGCCCCCCTTCTTGAATTTGTCCGTCATGCCCTGGATCAGGTCGTAGTAGTCGCGCTGCAACTCTTCGCGCGTCGGCGGCTCCACGCCGTCGCACTCGCAGCGGCTGATGTACGCCATGCACTTCGTCACGAAGCCGAAGATGTGATTGCGCGCCGCCTCGACCTCGGCAAGGCGCTCATCGAGGTCTTCGACGCGCTTCTGCAACCTGGTAAAGGCGTCACGGTCGGAAGCATCGGCCTTGAGGGTCACGGCGTCCTTGCTGACGCGCAGACCAATCCATCGCAGGATCATGAAGCCAAGCAACATCAGGCCAGCCGTGCCGCCTACTTTCTGTTCGGGTGGAAGTCCGTCCAGCATCTTTACATCCTCCGACGGGCAAGCACCTTGCCGAGATTGCCGATAGAGCGAATCACGGTGTTCAGGCGATCAACGGCTGCGGCATGGGTTTTCAACTCTGCTTCCTTTCCCTTTTTCCAATCCTCAAACGGCCTTCCCTCGAAGAACCGCTTGACGACGCTGGGCTGCATCGCCAGGGCGTCGTTAAGTGATGTGGATGAATATAGGGTGAGGCTAGATGCCGTCCCCATCAGGTTTTCCGACCAGCTCGCGCGCCATTCGGGAGAGACAGGTATGAACCGGAAATCGGGCCGGCGGCAGGTTGCCCGCCGCCCCTCCTTTCGGCATAGCCACGATGCCGTCCTCGGTGAATTCCAGCTTGAAGAAGTGGTGCAGCTTGTCGCGCCCTTCGAGGTACAGCGTCATCAGCTTGGCGAAGTCGCTTTCCGGGTAGCCCTTCAGCACCATCACGCGCGACAGCAAGAACTCGTCGAATGCGCCCTCGCCGGCGGCGGCGTCCGGCACTTCCTCGCCGGTGCGCACCAGTTGCGCGGCCATCGCGCCGAAGAGCCAATGCAGGCGGCCCGAAAGCCCCTCGATCTCGCCGGCCATGCGTTCGATGGATTCAGCCATCGCGCCGGTCAGGTGGCGGACATGCCAGGTGTCGCCGCCGACCTCGCCCACCTCGACGGCCTGCACCGAAGTCTGGATGTCGGCCTCGCCTTGCAGGTAATCAGAGTAGTGCCCCTCGCCCAGCGAGAAGTCGGGGCCATCCTCGGTCGTGGCGGAAAGGTAGTGGCAGACGGCCAGGATGCGCTCCTGCACCGTCCAGCGCGCCGGGTCTTCCACGGCAACCTTGGCAGCATCGACCGCACAGCGCAGGAAGGCCGTGGTGCTGGCCTCTTCCATGTGGCCCGGCATAGCGGCCAGGGTCAGCGAATCGCCGATGGATAGTTCGCGCAGTTGCACCGTCAAGCGGCGCGTGCGCAGGGGTGGGAAATAAATCATCGTGGCTCCTTATTTTTTGCTGACCTGCTTCCAATCGGAGCGGTCAATGGCGGTCAGCGTGCAGAGGGTCATGGGAACAAGAAGCTCGACGTATCTTCCGTTCGCATCCACGGGGGAATTCATTGGCATCCCGATGGATTCGATGACCAGCGGGGAATAGAGGTTGCCCTTGTATTTCATGGCAATCCGCGTTGGCGACTTCGACGGAAGCAATGCCTCGACGTAACCCATCGTCCCCTTTGCCATTTCGGCGGCACGCGACAACAATGAACCGTCCTTGGCAAGTTCGATGGGCAATGCCCACTCCATCAGCTTGTTGAACGGGGCCTCGACCTCGTTTGCCGCATCGCGCCAAGCACGGAACAAGACAGTGACCGTGATCTTCACCGGCGGCATCCCGTTGAACACCTGCGTGCTGTTCAGCTTCGTGATGCCAGTGCGGCCCTCGAACTGCTTGAGAAACGTCTCGGCCTGCTGTTGTGATTGCGGATCCGATGCCGACTTCTTGCTGGCGAATGGATTGAGCGAATCGACGATGGGCTGAAGCGCGCCGGACTGAAGCATGGCAAACAATGCCGGAGCCTTCGATTCCGGCCCAGCCTGCTCGAACGGGCTTTGCCAATTCAAAACAGATTCAAGGTTGGAATCGACGAGTGGCCCCCTAACGACGATGGGATCCGTCTTATCTGGGATTTGCCCCCACGAGTTCTCGCCAGTTTTCGCCACCTCGTAGAAGCTGGCGATCAGGTGCGGCGAAAGCCCGTCCCACAAAGACCCAAGGGCCGGAGCGGTAAGGCTGGGTACGGAACCGGGAATAGGTACGTTCGGCATAGAAGAAAAGAGGGCGCTACCGCTCTCGCAGCAGCGCCCAAGGCCCCATCATGGCAAGGAGAACTTCTTACTTCAGGCCCGCGCGCTGGCGGATGCGCATGGACTTCATGCGGCGCATCATCGCCCCGGCGGAATGGCTCTTCATCCGCGCCTTGCGGATGGCGACTTTCTGCTTGGCGGACAGGCGGACGTGGCCGGAAATGCGCTTGTTGATGCGCACCTTCTTGCCGCCACGGATGACCACCTTCTTGCGATAGGCGGCGTCCAGCGCGGCTTCCTGGTCGTCGTCCGAGAACACGAAGGCGTCGATGTCGGAGCCGGCATCGTCTTCACCATCGGGCAGCACGGACGCCACCAGGTCGCGCACGCGGTCGGCAGCGTCGCTATCCCAGTCGTTCAGCAGCGCGCCGGCGTCCTCGTCGGACACGCCGCACTTCACGAGGTAGTCCCAGGCGGTGTTGAGCGCCACTTGCAGCACGCCTTGCTCGTCCTCGGTGATGTCGCCGTCCTTGTTGGCGTCGGCGATACCCACGAAGAGGGCCATCAGGCGGTCGGCGTAGCTTTCGCCATCGTCCAGGTCGTCGGTTTCCGCCCATTGTTGGACGGCAGCCACCGCCGACACGGAAATGTCGGCGATGGTGTAGTCGTCGGCGCCGGACAGGCTCGGTTCGTCGTCGGCGGCGTCAAGCACCGGCTTCTTGGCTGCGGGATCCGGGCGCTTGAGCGCGCCACGCAGCATTTCAGTCAGATTCGTCATGGTTTTGCTTCCTTTCCTCTATACGGTTTGCGGGTGGCGGTTACTTGCTCAAGGTCTGCGTCACGAAGGTGCGGCGGTTCGTGCCGTCGTAGCGCAGGGCGTAGGTCACGTCCATGTCCTCGTAGGGCCGGACTTCATTGGGACGCACGTCATACACGAACGCCTTGCCGCCCATTTCCGGCTCGCTGGAAGGCACGATCCACTTGGACGCCTCCGCGCCCTCGAAGAGGGTTTGCAGGAAGTCCTTGGTCTTCTTCACCGCCATGTCCATCGGCAGTTGCAGGTTGTCCTTCGCGGCGCGTGTCACGGCCTCGTCGATGCTGGTGGACATATCCGCCACCGCGATCAGCTTCTTGAGGCTGGATTCGACCAGCGCGCAGGTCAGCGAATCGCGGAAGACGTAGCGCCCGCCGCCGGTGTAGGTTTCGTACACCACCGGGTTGATCTTGGCCCGCGCGAGCGCGTTCAAGTCCTGGTCGCGCAGCTTGACGGTCTGCGAAATCTTCGTGCGCTGGATGGCCCACTCGCGGCCCGCCACCGGGTAATTCTTCGGCGCGAAGCCCTTGGCATTCACCTGGGCGTTACGACCGCAGGCGTAGGCGATGTTGAGCGTCGCCGCGCCGATGTAGCCGTTGGGATTCACGCCCGTCGGGTCGTCGCTCTTCAGCGGCGCCCAGAAGGCGTGCATCAGGTGCGCGGTCTGGCTGGCACCCATGTTGAGCTGATTGACGAACGCGATGGCCGCCTCCACCGACAGGCTGCCGGGGATGTCGAAGCGAAGCTGGCGGTTCGTGTCGAACGCCAGTTGCGCGAGCTGCGCCAGCAAGGCCGGTGCCTGCGTGCCGCCGGACGAGATATAGGCGTAGTCGAACTGCGTGTATTGCAGCTTTTCGCGCGCGCCCATGTAGTCCTGCGTGGTGTAGGCCGTGCCACCCTCGGAGAAGCACACCTGCACGCCGGACTTCGCCCATTGCTGGCGTCCGTTGGTGTCGTAGCCGTAGGCTTCGGAGCCGGCGGCGATGACGGCAGCAGCACCCAGGACGCCAGTCTGCAATTCGACGGCATCGGTCTGGGACTGGGCCACGTCGGGCAGGTAGTTCGAGTTGCCGTAGTCGTCCTTGGAATCGGCCTTCAGCGAGCCGTAGAACTCGTACAGCAGGTTGTCGTCCTTGTCGCGCAGGCGCAGGGTCAGCTTGTCATTGGCAACATCCAGGCCGGCGTCCTGCACCGATTCGGCGCGGAACTCGATCTGGATGCCGTCGTTGTGGCATTCCAGGTGCTTGACGGCGAACAGGAACGGGGTTTCCAGTTCCTCGAACGCATCCTCGGTCATCACCGTGTAGGTGAAATCGCCGGTCGGCGCCGGAAGCACGGGCGGGACGGCCTCGGCATCGCCGGGCGTCATTTCGACGGCCACCACCAGCCACTTGATGGCGGCGGAAGTCGTCGAAAGGCGCTGAATGATGGCCTGGTAGGCACCCTTATTCAGGGCTTCCACCACATGCACCCACGCCTCGTTGAGCGCGGACAGGCGCATCTGCTCGCCGCTGCCCAGCTTCTTGAACACGTTGCCGCGATCCACGGCGAACGGCTTGTCGATACGGCCACGAGTGGCCCGCATCATGATCCCGAACACCTGGTCGGAGTTATCACCGGCGGGAATCTCGGAGTTGTCGCGCAGCGGGTTGAGCTGAACGCCGGATTCCGCACCGAGTTGTCGCACGAAAGCGGTACTCATGGCCTCTCCCTTCTCTTACTCGCCGCCGGCCTGGCCGTCGGCAGAGCCGTTTGCGTCACCGGCAGAGCCGGAACCTTCGCCGCCAGCGTCACCGGCGGGCTTCTCGTCGCTTTCGACAGCGGCGGGCGCAGCATCCAGCAGCGCGGCCAGGTCGGCCTTCTTGGCGTTGGCCTGGAAGTCGATGCCCTTGGCCTTCAGCGCGTCCTTGAGCTGGTCGTAGGACAGACCTTCGGACGGCTTCTTGACGATGGTTTCGTCGCCCTCGCCGCCGGTGCCCGTGCCCGTGCCGGAACCTTCGCCGCCAGCGTCGTCACCCTCGGCCTCGGTCGGGATGGCGCCGTCGGAAATGGTCACGGCCAGCTTGTAGCGGTTCAGCTCGGCGATCTGCTCGATGCTCGACGCCACGCGCTGGAACAGGTCATGCGAGGCAACCTTGACGGTCTTCACGCTTTCCGTGGCATGGGCGACGTGCTTCAGGAACAGGCCCGGCACCTCAGGGAAAACCACGTCGCGGGGCATGTGGTTCTTCACCGTGACGGTGAGCGGGTACTTGGCGTCGGCGAAAGCCTCGGCCACGAGTTGGTTGGCGTCCTTCCCCGTGAGGGAAGGAGCGCCCAGCTTGACGATCTTGGTCATGTTGGTGCTCCTTTCCGGCCTGGCCGATTAGCGCAGGTTGGTCACGTTGATGGTCGCGCAGCCCAGCGAAGACGGGCCGTGCGGATTGACCGCCGTGAAGTTGCGGGCGTAGAAGCCGGCGCCTTCGCGCAGGTCATCGCCGGCCAGCAGGGGCTTGACGGTCGGGGGAACGGCATCGCCCAGGACGATGGGGTTGCGCGCCACGTCGGTAGCACGGCCCACGCAGAGGATGTTGCCGCTGTTGGAGGTTTCGGCCACTTCCTTCGGGGTGTAGTACACCTCGTACTGGCCGAAGAGACGGCCCACGCGGAAGATGCCCGGACGGACGGCGATACCGGACGGCTCGAAGATGTCGTTGGCGAGCGTCAGGAACTGCGAAGCGATGTCCTTGCCGACGTACAGGTGGGTGATACCGTGGTTCATGGTATCGACGGCCATCTGTTGCGACGCATTGGCGAGAGCCGCGCCGAAGTCGTGCCAGATGTCGTTGCGCTTGAGCTGCGTCGAACGGTTCGTCCAGTCGAAGTTGTAGGTGGACTGGTTGTTCGCGGCCAGACGGCGGGCCTTCGCCAGCACGTTGTAGTGGCGCTCGTTGGCAAACTGGTTCTGGATGGCGATGATGCTTTCGCTGTACGGATCCAGGTTCAGTTCGTTCGCCATCTGGGTGCGGCCGTCGATGCTCTGACGGGTAATGACGCGCCACGGAGCCGCATACAGCGGGAAGGTGCTGACGGACGTGATGATCGAGGGGGTCACGCTCGGGTCACGCTCGAAGTCGATGAAGCCTTCCACCGTCACGGGGATGGTGTCGGGCATCTTCGGGGTCGTGGTCAGCGCATACACGCCGGTGTCGGTGTTGATGGTGCCGCCGATCACGTAGGTGGTGCCCGCGATGGTGATGCTGCCATTGACCGGCGAGTTGCCGGAGCCGGAGCTGTTGATCGGCTCCTGGGCGGCGAGCACGCCATTGACATACACCTGCGAGCGGCCACGCAGCAGCTTGACGCCGGTGGCGCCCTGGTCGCAGGTGTCGCTGGTGGCTTGACCGACGGTCAGCTTGCCGCCCACGGTGCCGTCAGCGGTCGCCGGAGTGGTGGTATGGACGCGGGACGCGCCGACGTAGGCGCCGCCGGAGTGCGTGCCGTCCAGCAGGTCGTTCTGGGCGTAAGCGCCGAAGGTGTTGCCGGCCTGGTGGCTCACGATGGCGAGCTTGGCTTCGTTGGAGCCGATGTCCGCCGGCAGGTAGTGCGCGAACGGGATGGCTTCAGCGAAGGTGGTCAGGATGGACACCACGGCGCGGTTCGGCTGGATGGAACCCTGGTCGTGATGGATGGACGAGGCCGAATCCAGCGCGGCGCCGTACTTGCGCTTGGCTTCGCTGGAGGTGGCGTAGGCCAGGTGCAGAGCTTGTTCGGCCACGTCGGCGGGGACGCTCATGCCGTGCTGCTCTTCGTAGATTTTCACGCCGTCGAGGATGGCGCGGGTGACGCGCTCCTTCTCGGCATCGTCCTTGCAGTCGTCGAGGACGGCTTGCAGGGTTTCGGGGATCTTGATGCCCGAGCTTTGGTTGGTCGCGGTCGCCATGAAATCGGCGGCGGCGGCGCTGTCGAAGGTGCCGCTGGGGGCGGCATTGTCCTTCAGGGAGGTGATGAAATTGGATACTTCGGCAGTCTCGCGCTTGAAGTAATCCTGTTGGATGCGCTTGGTCATGGTTTCGTGTCCTTTCGGAGAAGTTCAAACACAGGAATGCCGACTGGTAGCCGACTGCTGGTCATTCTCCGGGCCGCAAAACCACGCCAAAGGCGGTTTTTCCGGTTTTATCCCGCGCCCTTTAGGGGCTACGACGGGAGCCGTTCCCCGCTCTCGAATTGCTCGCGCCCGTCCATCGCGTGATGCACAAATACGCTCGGTTCGTCGTCGTCCGACGACGGGCGACACCAGCATGAAACGCTGGCCTCGTGCTCACGCTGGTCGTCAAGCGGAATGATGTGGTACTGGTCAGGGTTCATCCGGCGCCCCGTCCTCGGGGTCTTCCACCGGCCCGGCTGGCAGGTGCAGGTCGTCACGCCGGTTCGTGACGTAGCGCGTCGTGTAGGGCGGGATATTGGACGTGGTTTCGTATCCCACAACCTCGAAGGCGATGCGCGCCGGCGCCGGGCCGTCGCCCAGCAGCAGATAGATCACGTCGTTGGTGCGCACGTCGAACCACTCCGGGCTACCCGACGGGCCTTCCGGCTCGATCAGGAAGCGGAACTCGTCAATGCCCCCCGTGTTCGCGTCCTTCCTGTCCATCATCGGCGCCGCCCCGAATGGGTCAGCGGGCAAAGCGTAGCCGTTGCCGACATAGGCGTACTCGAACTGCTCTTCGTCGCCGGTGTTGAGCACGGCCAGGCCGCCCAGCGTCGGGTTGCCATCCACAGTTTCCTCGCCGACGCCGGAGCGCGTGACGCTCTTGCGGAAAAGCTGGATGTTGAATGCGTTGGGGTGATTGACCACGACATTGCGGGCCATGCGGTTGATTGCCTCGGGCACGTTGTTGAGCATCTTCTATCCCTTCTGGTTCTGTTGGGCCTGGGCCAGTAGCTTCATTACTTGCTTGGGATCGAGGCCGAACCTCTTGCCAAGCACCTCGGCGGATTCGCGTTCAGCGCGGCGGCTGGCTGCCGCCCTCTTCTTCGGGGGAGGCGGCGCAGCCTTCTTGGCGGCCCGGACAAGCGCGGAACGCTCCCGCGCGCGCTGGCGCTGGCGCATGGTGGCTTCGACATCGCGGATCCGAGACGCGGGCTTACCGGCCAATTTATCCGCCTCTTCCTGGGACATCTGCACGCTGACGCGGTTGTTGTCCTGGGCGCGGGCCTTGTCGATCAGCCGGGCGAGGAAGTTCTGGATGGATGGCGAGGATTCCACCTCGGCCATGACGCGCAGGATGTGCTTGCAGGCGACGCCGTGCAGGTTCGGGTTGCGCACCTTCGGGTAGCCCGTCTCGTCGCGCCCGGCATTGAACTTGCCGATGGTGGCGATGTAGCGGAACCAGTAGCGCCAGCGCCCGCAGTCGCACTCGATGCGCAGCGGTTCCTTGCGCATCCATGCCGCCGACTTCTTCCCATCCCCGCGCGCGCCGGATGCGGCGGAAGCATAGGACAGAAAATCGACGATGACATGGTGGTGGCTCACGTCGGAATCTGGCCCGGCGTTGGTCATAAAGCGCACGCGGCTCCCGTGGGCGGCCACCGGAACGGCGGTTCGGATTTGCTCGTTCGCGCGCGCGCGGTCGTCCGGCAGAGACAGGTCAAGCACCTGACGGGCGCGGATACCGCCCTTGTAGCGGTTCTGCATCGTCCTGACGTTGTGGCGGAACGCGGCCAGGTCGTCGTGCGTTAGCGAGCGAACCTTCCCGCCCATCGTCGTCATCAGGCCACGGTAGGCGTCGTATTCACCCTGCACGTCCTTGGCGGTGAGGATGACAGATTTGGACGATTCGCCGGCAGCGCGCCGGGTGGCCGCATCCTCGGCAGCGCGCGCCTTCTGGTCAGATGCAGAGCCGCGCAGCTTGGGCAGCCAGCCGCTGGGGCTAGAGCCGCCGGCGGAGCGGCCCGTAGGCTTTTTAGTCGCCATTGATGCCACCCTTGAAATTCAGCAGTTCGTGCAATACACTTGCAACGTCTCCTGAAGTGACCTTGCCGGATCGCTCCACGCCAAAATCGGCGTCAGTCCCGGAATCCCTGGCCTTCAGGAGATTTTCTTTTGTGGTCACGCTATGTAGGTACATGCGCTGGCTGTTCGGGTCTTTCCGCACGAGAACAGTCACTACATCATCAGCCCCATCAATTCTCACTGGCGCGCTGACATACGCGCTGGTCATGTCGCGCCCGTGGGCCGACTTCAAAACGACAACCCCCTTTTCAATCACATCCTTCACCGCCGCAAATGCCGCTGCCTTGTAGGGGTTCATGCCGTGCGCCATTGAATCTCGGACAGCGCGGTCGTCCAGAGCCACCTCTCCCAGCTCTGGGCTGATAGCTTTTCCGCCAGCCGCCTTGAACAACTTAGATGCCCACTCTCGAAGTGCGGGGTATCCGCGCGGCGCATCGCCAATCCGCAGGGATGCCACTGGCGCGCCTTGCAGTACCTTGGAAGCGTGCGCCTTTGCTTCCTTCTTTCCACCAATCTGCGAAGCGGCGCTACCGTCCTTGCGCGCGAACCTCCCGCGCTCGTCGTGCTTGCGCCCGTCGTCGTCGATGGTGTCCAGCACGGTGCCGCGATACACCACAGCCCGCAATTGCGGCATGGTCAGCATAGCTACGCCCCCGCCCAAATCGGCGCACCGTTCTCTCGGTACTCGTCGATGGATTCAAAGCCCACGCGGCGCTTGATGGCGATGAGTTGGCCCTCGTTCGGGAGCACGATGCGTTTCTGGGGCAGCGGCTGATCGAGGCTATCGAGGCCGGCGGCAGCCATGACGGCAAGGTATTCGTCGCGGCGTCCATAGACGCGCTCGGAAACCAGCGTCAGGTCGAGGGCTTCGTCCGGCTTCGTCTCGTAGAAGATGGCCGTGGTGTCCCAGGGCTTGATGCTTTCCGCGAACTTGCGCACTTCGCGGTAGAAGGATTTGGCGGCGCGGGTGTCTTGGTCGAGCATGGCCGGGCCTCAAATGGTCAAGATGCCGCCGCCGGCGAGGTGCCGGAAGGCTTCGGCCATCTGCACGGTGCGCTCCACGGTGTCGGAGCGGACGGCGTAGAGACAGGTCGCCAGCGCCGCCACCTGGGCACACGTCACGCCGGCGTTGATGCGGTACTTGGGGCCGCTGGTTTCGATGCCGTCCTGCTCTATAGCCGGGCCGGGGTTCGCCCGGTTCGCCCGGTCGCCGAACACCAGGCGCGCGGCCTTGCCGTCGCCCGCCACCCCGTTCCTCAGGGAATGGAAGGCGGTAATGGCCGGCAGCAGGTCGGCGTCGGTGAAGAGCTTGTCGCGGGTGATGTCCGGCACGTTGGTCAGCACCGTGCAGCCTTCGCGGCGCTCGGGGCGATACGGCGCCTCGGCGCTCACCACCAGCACGCGGGCCTCGGGGTCGTAGGCCGAAAACAGGCTGCACGGCTGGCCGCCGTAGCCGGTGAAGGTCGCCTGAATCTGGATCATGGTGCCGCCCCCTCGTCGCCGTCTTCCACGGCCACGCCGTATGGGCGGATGTCGGTTGCGCCGCCGTCCGGCCCGGCCTCGCGGCTGGTGATGCTGATGCCCTGCACCACGGGATAGCCTGCGGGATCTGCAATGTCGCCCGGCGTACCCTTGCCGTCGTTCGGCTCGCCGGCCTTGGGTGCATCGAAGAGCGGGATTTCAGCGCGCAGGGTGATGTCGATGGCGAGTACCGTCAGGTTCTTGGCCTCGGTCGGGATGTTCATGGCCGGCACGTCGGGCAGCTCCACCTGCACGGGCCAATCCATCGGCTGGCTGGCGAAGGCGTAGCGCGCCGTGAATCGGCGGTTCGGCGTGGCATCGAGGAACAGGCCGAATTGCGCAGCCAGCGAGTGCGCAGTGGGTTCGTCCGTGGCGAAAATGACGATCTGCGCCCGGATGTCGCCAGCCACGGCCCGCAGGCCGAACATCCGCTCCTTCGGGTCGGTCGGGATGATGACCATTTCCCGGTCGGCCACTTGGCGGGTGTAGTCGCGCGGCGTCGGGGTGTAGTCCTTCGCCATCGCCACCAGAATTGCGGGCATGTCAGGCGGGCGCGTGGGCGAATCGTGGATGTCGCTGCGCATCCAGAGGGACAGCATATCCTCGGCGGCGTCGGTCATGCGCGCGGGCGCCCAGGCGATACTTTTTGCCACCCCGCGCGTCACGTATTCCTGTAGCGGCTTCGTGGTGGGAACCAGGGTCGCGTAGTAGCGGCCCATGAACCTCCCGAAGGCTTCCTTGAGGGGTTGGAGCATCGCGGCGCCCTATCAGCGGGTGAATTTGCCCAGCAGGCGGCCATACAGCGGGTCGGCTACGGGTTCGTCAGGCTTCGGCTCGATGAAACGCGGCAGCGCGCCGGCGCTATGGAAAGCGGCCATGTCGCGGGTCATGCGCTCGGTGATGCCGCCGGCCAGCACCAGCGGGGCAATCCCGGCGGCGTCCAGCGCGGTGCCGGCGTCGATGCCCTTGGCGGCCAGCAGGGAAAGAAGCTGCTCGTTCTCGGCGCTCAATCGCTCGATCACGTCGCTGGCGCGCTCGCGCTCCGCGTTGGCCGCGTCCAGCATGTGGGCCATGCCGCGCAACTGCTCGTCGTAGATGGCGGCCTCGATGTCGTCCAGCGTCATGTCGCGCACGTCGTCCAGGGTGTAGCCCCGGTTCGTGCTGTAGTTGGGTTCAAGCACATAGTCGAAACCGAAGAACTCGGGGCGGGTCTGGTCGATGGCAGACGAAAAGCCGCCGGTGCGGCTGGCGTACAGCTTCGCGGCCACTTGGCCGGAATCCGTGTCCAGAAATTCGGCTTGATGCTCGATGGTGCCGTCGTCGTGCGCGCGCAGCAGCGTGGTGACGAGGGCCGGTTCGACGAGGGCCGGCTTGCCGCCGTCCAGGCCGCCCTCGGCAGGGTTCAGCCCGAACTTGATGCGCGGCCAGTGCCCGTAGTAGCCCTGCATGTCGCGGTTGCGCACGCGCTCCTGGCAGGCCGGCCCGTTGATGGCAGAGACGATGGCGCGGATGTTGAAGTGCCGCTCCTTGCCGCGATACTGACGGCCCCGTTCCTTCAGGTTGTAAGTGATGACGTTGGTTTGCATGGGGTTCCCCCTTTCTTCACTCGCCTGATGGTAGGTTGCGGACGCTGGCGGGATGGGTCGCTTTTTCCCGTTCTTGCGCGCTACCGGGCCTTCATCCGCACTTCGAGGCCGCGCAAAAGGCGGTGGGCGGTGTCGTGGCTGCACCCACCGATGAACTTGCAAACATCCTCTTGGGTCGGGCTGATTTCGCTGTTTTCGAGGGCCGCGTAGAGCCGTTCCACCATGTCGGAATCGTCCGGCTGGCCCCGCTGCGCCACCGTTTGCCCGGCCAGTGCCGCCACCCATAGCAGGGAGCCAAGCACCTCAAGCAGCATGGCGATGACCACGCCAGACCACGTATTCAGCGCCTCGATGGGCAGGCCAGTCACGGCGGTCACGCGCGCCACCACTGGATCCACTTCGGCACTGGCGGCTTCCTGGTCGGTCAAGCCCACCAGCCGGGCGCGCAGGTCGTTTGCCCGCTTCCCCTGTTCCAGTTCGATTTCCAGCGGGACGCGGGCCTTCGGGTCTTTTGTGCGGGCGAGGATGCCGGCCACGGTCGCGGCGCTGCGGGCCTTGTTGGCCGCCAGCTCGGCTTCGATGGCGGCGCGCTGCTCTTGGATGGCCTGGGACTTGGCCGACGTGGCGGCGCGGCTCTCGGCGGCACCGTGGCTGGCATTGGCGAAGAACCAGATGTGCCCCCAGAGCGCAGCCAGGAAGCACAGGCACCAGACCGGCCAGACCACCAGCCGGGACAGGCGGCCCAGCAGCGCGGGCAGCAGATGCACGGCCAGCACGATCACGGCGGACAGTCCGGCCAGAAGCCACCTATCCACGTCCGCGCCGGCACGATGCCATGCGCTGACGACGGCCATAGACACGGCCAGGCCGGTAACGATGACAGCGAAAAAGCGGGTGATGATGTCCTTCATCGGGTTTCTCCTACACGTCGGCGAACATTTCGGCGGCCTTCTTCGATACCTCATCGGTCAGGCTGTTGGTCAGGCCCGCCGCGCTGTCGCTCACCATGTAGGTAGCGCCTTCGAGGAAGGCAAAGCTCATGGCGTCAATCAAGTCGGGGGACTTGATGCCGTCGCGGCGCATGTCCTCTTTCGACTGCATGACGTAGCGCAGGCCGCCGGCCTCGCTGAAGTGGTACGGCAGCCGGGAACCCTGGTCGATGATCTTCTCGCGCAGCTTCTTGGAAATGCCCTGCGGCAGCACCACGCGGCCCTGCCGGATGGCGTCGCGGAAGCGCACCATCGCGCACGCTCGCAGGTTGTAGAACCGGCTCTTGTATTCGTTCTTGAAGCAAGGGATGCCCCAATTCACCCGCACCACCGTGGCGCCGGAACGCTCGATCAGCTTGCACACGGTCGCGCCCACGCCGCCGGCATCGACGTAGAGCGTCGCGTTCGACAGCTTGCCGACGAGATTCACCAGGTCGCCGGCCAGGTCGATTTCGTTCTTGTCATTGGCCGCGATGGGGATTTCGATGTATTCCACGCGGCGCGCGTCCGGCCCGTGGTCGGCATCCCCGATGATCTTGGCGACGACGGCCACGGAATCGTCCCGGTATTCGCCCAGAGCCACGTCGGACAGCACCACGAGGCCGAAGGGTTCGTCGTCGGCAATCAGCTTGCGCGACACGAAGGCGGCCTCGATGTCGGCGCGGGTCAAGAGGACGTTGCTGCTACTCTGGGCGAACAGGCCCAGCACCCGGATCTGGTATTCGACGGAATTCCGCCCGCCGCTCTCGTTCGCACGCTCGCGCAGCCATTGCGTGGTGACGAAGGGCGACAGCTCGGAGTTGAAGCGCAGCGCGTGCCAGCTTCCGCCGTTCTTGCGGTTCAGGGTGTGGTGCGAATCGTAGAAGCGCCCGGCATTGCGCGCCCCCTGCGATGCCATCAGTGTGCGGTTGCCGCCCTGGGTCTGCGTGCCGTCGATGACGTTGAAGTGGTCGTCCGGCACGCCGGCGGCCTCGTCGATGATGATGAGCTGCCAATAGCGGTGCTTGCCGGCCACCCCGATAGCCTCACCCTTCTTCATGGCGATCTGGGTGATGAACCACTGCTCCGCAAACCCGTTCACATGGACGCGGGTCTTGGTGATGGTGAAAAAGTCGTTCAGCCAGGCGTGCGGCCCGTTCGCAATGGCGATGCGGGTGTCCTGCATTTCCTTCCAGATGCCGTCGGCCACCTGCTGGATGAACGGCGCGCCGATGTAGGTGTTGCTGCCCACCTCGACCTTGCCTTCATAGACCGCCACGGGGAAGCACAGCAGATGCCAGAGCGCGATGCGCGCGAAGGCGGCGGTCTTGCCGGTGCCGGTGCCGGACACCACGGACACCTTGGCGCTCTCCGGCGTGATGGCCTCGAACAGGCTTTCCTGGTCGGCACTGGGGACAAAGCCCGTCACCTCGACGGCGAAGCGCAGCGGGTCGGCGTGATACCGCTCCACGAAGTCCGCGTAGCGCGGGTCTTCCAGTAGGTTCCGATTCTTCTTCTTGGCCGCCATGATGCGCCTAGCTGCCCGTGGATTCCGGCTCTTGCGGCGACTGTCCGCCCTCGTCGTCGCCCGCCGACGGCGTGGCGTCCTCGATCAGGCCGCGCTCGGTCAGCACCGCCGCCTGCCTGGTGCGGGCCTGGTGCATCTTGTCCTCGTAGATGCGGTACAGGTCTTCGCCCGACACCATGTTGATATTGACCTCGACATCCTTCTCCTTGAACAGGCCCAGCGCGCGCGCCAGGTTGTCCATCGCCTTCTCCTTGGAGAGCATCAGGACTTCGATGCCTTCCTTGCCCACCTTCACGCCGCAATACACCAGCCGCGCCGCCGGCGACAGGTTGCGGGTGTCGTTGAAGAACACTTCCTCGATGCCGTGGCCGTGGCACTCCGGGCAGTCCTCATGCGGCGCCTTGCGCTTGTCGTACCAGGCATCCGTGTATTCGGGGAACTCGCCGATGTCGTCGGCGCTGTCGGCCTTCTTCCGCCGTGCGCGCTCCCGGTCGTGCTTCTTCTTGGCTTCTTCCAAGCCGGACGGGGTGTATTGACGGGCGTGCCCCTCGCCCCAGCAGTAGGGGCAGCACACCCGGCGGAGTTGCGAGATTTCGTTCGCGTCGAACGTGACGATGGCGGCCCACAGGCGCATCAGCTCGTCGCCGTCGATGCCCAGGCGCCGCGCGCGCGCCGTGGCGAGCGTGACGATGGCGTGGCTTACCTTCGGGTTCTGAAGCAGGCTCCACCCCTGCTGCATGGCGGCCTTGGGGCTGTACCCGGCCCGGATAGCCGCCGCCGATGCGTTCCAATCCACCAGGTATTCCCGCACGAAGATTTCCTGCTGGTCGGTCAGGTCAGCGAACACCCCGAACTCATCCGGGTCACGCTCGACGGCCTGCGCGGTCGTCATCGGCAAGGTTTCGATGGTTTCGCTGTCGATGGTTTCGCCACCCTTGGAAACCATGCGGCCAGAAACCTTTGCCTTCTGCTTCGCGCTCTTGCCGGTCTTTGCCTTGGTTTCGATGGTTTCCGGCGTCGGTTTCTCACCGGGCAGGTGCAGCGGCGACTTCTTCAGCCAGCCATCAGCGGACGCCCGCTTGCGCACGGCAGGCGCGGACACGGGCAGGGACATTTCGGCCACCAGCCAGGTGTAGCCGTCGCGCGGGTCGTTCTCCCACTTGACCCGGACAGCGGCCCATTTCTGCGGCGAGAGTTTCGGGGGTGCAGCCATCCTGCATTCCTATCTTCAAGGTATCAGAGCACCAGGCTCAACTGGTGCGAGTGAGGGGCGGCGACAGAGCAATCCATCCGAAACCGCTCCATCTTGGTCTTCGCGTTCTTGGCGGCGTCGTTGGCACGCTCCACGGCACCGACGAGGCGGGATCCGGCGCGCATTTCCTCGAACTCGGGATTCAGCTCGGCGAAGCGGGCCAGCGCCAAGGCGGATTCCTCGGACGCGGCCAGCATGACGGCCACGGCCTCGGTCAGGGTCTGCACGCGGTCATGCAGGCGCTTCAGGGTTTCCATGTCGCGCTGCCGGGCCTTCTCCCAGGCATCGAACATCCAAGCGGACGTTTCCCGTTCCTGCGTCATCCGGGCACCCACTTCCCAGTCGTCGGTCGCGCCGAAGAGGAAGTCCACCGACACCTCATACACGCGCGCGGCCCGGACAATGAGCCAGAGCGGCACGCTGTTGGTATCGGTCGCCAGTTCCACCTTCGACAGCTTCGAGGGGTTCTGGTAGCCCAGACGCTTCGCGGCTGCGCTCTGGGACAGGTTGCACAGTTCGCGGGCCTGCCGCATCCGGGCGCCGATGGTCTTGACCGCCGCTGCCTGCTCTTGGCGGGTCGTCATGGACATGGTTTTCTTCTCTGCTGCCATCGCTACACCCTCCTGATTTGCCATCCGCCGCCCGCCTTCTTCGCCTGCTTCTGGCAGAGGAAGAACCGGAACGGGAACATACCGGCGGCCACCTTCAACTTCAGCCAGCCGTCCTCGCGGATGAATCCGCCCTTCGTTTCGTGAATCTCAAGCGTCCCGTCGGCCAGCATCACCAGGAAGTCCGGGGTGTAGCGCGTGTTGTCGGCCAGCTTCAGCGTGACGGCCTCATACGCCCACCAGAGGATTTCCCCGCTGCTCTTCCGGGCTTCCAGCATCCCGGCGTACTCGGCCTCGGTCTTGTTCATGTCGGGTTCGCGCACCGTGCCCGTGGCAACCGGGAGCGCAGGCGATGCAGGCGCAGCATCCGGGGCGGGCTTGGCGAGCGCCGGCACGCGCTTCTGGTGGGCGGCCAACTGCTCTTCCGTCCAGCGCAAGGTATTCGCGGCCATCAGGCAACCCCCTCGCGTTTTTCCATCCACGCGCGGCGCGCGCCCAGGGTCTGCTCGTCGGCCAGGCGCCACTGGGCGCACTGGCGGGGATACACCGACGACTGGAAGGACGACGTGCTGGGGTTCATGGCGCAGAGGCCGAAGCCCAGCTTCCCCATCTGGCCGGCATCCTTCAGCCGGAAATGGGCGCAGTCGATGCACTTCACGGTGTCGTCGGCATTTACCGGCATCCGGCCCCCAGTCGTTCAATGGTCATGGCGAGCAAGTCCAGCTCGGACAGCTTGTAGGTGCGCTCGAAGGCGTTGGTGCCCAACCCATGCAGGCCGCTCTTGCCCTGGTGGTGCTCCGGGCACAGCGGGACGGTCAGGAAGTTGCTGGCGCGCTGGCTGGCTCCCTGCCCCTCGCGGATGTGATGCACCTGCGCTGGCGTCGCGCCAAGGCCCAAGTGGTCGCAGAGGATGCAGCCCAGGGCGGCGACGCGGCCCATGTGGCGCTTTTCGGCGGCGGTAGCGGTGCGGGCCATTACTCGAACCTCATCAGTTCATTCACGACGCGCTCCACCTCTTCCTCCGTGGCGTACCCGGCGGCCTTCAGCACGCGCTCCCAGACCACGGTGAGCACAGCGCGGAACACCTGCTCGAACCGCTCTTCGTCCATGCTGGAAAAGGACAGGCTTTCGGCTTCCAGGCGCAGCTCGCCGCGCACGTTGTAAACCGGCTTGTAGAACCCGGCGAGGATGGTCATGTCCTTGCGGAACCGCTCGAAGTCCTTGGCGACGGGCAGGCCCTTGTATTCCAGGGGCGCGACCGGCTCCCAGACCTCGAAAGCCAGCTTGAATAGGGCGAACGCCTTGCGGTGGAACTTCACGTTCCGCGCCTTGCGCACGGTGGCACGCACGCCCTGGCCGGCCTTCAGCTTTTCGATGAAGGTAGAGGCTTCCGCGTCCGCCGGCGCCAGCGCGCCGTTGAGGGTCTTGACCAGCACGATGTCGCTCATGGTCAGGCTCCAATCCGCGTGCGGTAGGTCACGATGTCGCGCGCCGTCCAGGGGCTGCAACCGAAGATCCGGCCCAGCGCGCCGTAACCCTTGCGGTGCGCGCAGTTGCCGGCCTGCCAGCCGTGGTACATGGCGCGCATTTCGCGCACCCTGGCATCGGACAGTCGGGCCTTGTGGTGCTTCTCGCCAGGCTTAGGCATCGCCGCTGTCCTTTCCGCCGATGCCGGCGTGTCCTTCGTGGTCGCAGCGAAAGGCCCAGGCCAGCGCGCGCACGACGAGGCCCAGCAGGCAGGCCATGACCAGAATCCCGCCCATGACGAGGAAGAAGACCGTCTCGATCATGCGGCACCCCCGCGATGGGATTGCCAGTCGAAGTTCACCAGCACGCCGCCGCCCTCGCGCAGGCGGTCGTAGGCAGCGTCGCCCAAGTAGGCGCGGATCTCGTCCGGCTCCTTGTTGCTGATGACGATGGTGGGCTTCATCAGCCGGTAGCGGTGGTCGATGACGTGGAACAGGTGGATTTGCTCGCCCTCGGTGCCGTACTGGCGGCCCACCTCGTCGATGACCAGCAGATCGACCGCGCCCAGCGTGCGAGTCACGTCCTGCTCGGTCTGCTCGCCGCGCCGCCCCCATGTTTCGCGGATGCGGCAGACGATCTCGTAGGCGGTGGCGTGCAACGCCGTGTAGCCCTGCGCCAGCACCTGCTTCGTGATGGCGACGGCCAGGTGGTTCTTGCCGGTTCCGGGGTTGCCGCGCAGGATGAGGCAGCGCCCGGCCTTCATGGCGTCGTTGAAGGTGTCGGCATAGCCCCGGCAAATTTCTAGCGCCTGCGCCTGCTCGTCGGTGACGGCCTCGTAGCCGTCGAAGGTGCAGCCCTCGAAGCGGGGCGAGATTTCGGCGCGCTGCATCAGGCGGCGCACGGCGCCCTGCTTGGCGCAGGCCGGGCAGGCGTCGGGGAACCACCGTTCGCGGCCATCCTCGTCGATCGTGTTGCGCGGGTACTGGCCGTGCTGCTCGCAGGTGCCGAACTCCGGGCGGAAGGTCGAGCGCTCGGCAGGCGCGGCGGCACCGTCAGCACCAGCACCCGCGCGGGCGCGCTGCACCATGCCAGCGGGCAGCAGATCAGATGCGAGTGACGACATCGCGTGGTTCCTTCGGCTGTTGTGGTTGCGTGGGGACAGGGGCGTGCTGGCGCGGCCCGCCGTGCCGCGGCGGCTGGCTCAACCAGCTCGCCTTGAATCCGGCCCACCCCTCGCCGGCAGCGCGGGCGATGGCCTGCGGCAGGGTCAGCCCAGCCTTTCCGGCCTCGGTCTTCACGAGGTCGAGGGCGGTTTCGGTCAGGGGCAGCTTCTTGGCGCGCCGCGCCTTCAGCCAGTCCTCGGCGTGCTGGCGCTCCACGCCCTCGGCAACCAGCTCGCGCACACCCAACTCGCGCGGCAGCTTGCCGCCACCCTTGCCGCCGTCGGCAAGCGAACCTTGGTCGTCAGTCCCATGAGAATCGAGAGAGGCAGGCGCGCCAGCGCCTTTTTCTTTCTGTTCCTGTTCCTGTTCTTTCTCCTGTTCCTGTTCCTGTTCTTGGCTTGCAAGGGTCTTCATAGGGGCTTCATAGGGGCTACTGTTTCCACGGCAAGACGACATGCAAAAAGCCTCGCTGTATTTCTCGTAAAACCGCGCCAGATAAGGGTTTTCTGGCAGGGATGCGTACTCGTTCTGCACCCCCTTAACACGCAGGTCATTTGCCTTCAGGGCCTCCCCTACTTGGTACGAGGCCATTTCCATCACCCAGACCACTTCGGATGCCTCGTCGTACTGGCAAAAATCCGCTTCGATGGCCCTTTGAAGCCCCTTGTTAGCCCCTTCAATCCCAAGCCCGGTTTCGTGCGCAATGAACATGACGGGGCAGTAATACAGGCCCAGCATGTTGGCGTGCGGGCTGGTCAGCAGGTACATGGCAACGATTTGCGCCTCCATGCCTGCTGCGCGCAGCTTCTTGCCGGTGGGGCCGATCCAGAACTGGGGGCCGACTTTCGAGTAATCACGCATCGCAAGCCCCTTCCACGGTCAGCATCAGGCCGCGCTGGCGCGTGCGCGCCTCTTGGAGTGACGAATACTCCTGGTTCAGTTCGCAGCCCACCCAATGCCGGCCAAGGGCCTGCGAAACCTGCGCCGTGGTGCCAGAGCCAAGGAACGGATCAAGCACGATGTCGCCCGGCCTGCTGCCGGCCAAGATGCACGGCTCGATGAGCGCCGGCGGGAACACGGCGAAGTGCGCGCCGCTGTAGCCCTCGGTGGCAACCGTCCAGACGCTGCGCTTGTTGCGCAGCCCGGCGTAGTCCACATCCTCGCGGTCAGGCCGGAATTGCGGCTTCTGGCCGTGCTCGCCGGCACTGTCTTTGGTGACGCGCGCGAAACTATTGCGCTTGCTGCCGCGATCACCGCGCACGTCGGAATGGGCGTGCTTCCCATTGAAGTCCATCGGGTTCTTGAAACCGCTGGCGTCCTGATTCGCCAGGCCGGTGTAGCGCGCCGGTTCCTTGATAGCCTCGTTGTCGAAGTAGTACCTGTCCGACTTGGACAGCAGGAACAGGTATTCGTGGGCCTTCGTGCAGCGGTCAGCGACGCTCTCCGGCATCGGATTCGGCTTGTGCCAGATGATGTCCTGTCGGAGATACCAGCCATCGTCCTGAAGGGCCAGCGCGACGCGCCACGGGATTCCTACCAGGTCTTTGTGCTTCAGTCCGCCAGCAAGGCCACGGCTGCGCTGTCCGTGCTCGTTGCGCCATTTCCCATGCGCCTGCGAGTTCAGCGCGCAAGATGCGCTTGCCTTCGGGCCGTTCGGCTTCGAGGCGTAGCTGTCGCCCAGATTCAGCCAGAGCGTGCCGTCATCAGCCAGCAGGTCGCGGGCATGGCGGAACACCTCAACCAGGTGATCGACGAAAAGCTGCGGCGTCGGTTCGTGACCCAGGGCGCCGCGCCATGCTCCACACTTCGGGCAGGTGCCTTGCTCCACCGCGATGCTGCCGATCTTGCCTTGCTTGTGCCCACCGCCGGCGTATTTCTCGCCAAGGTCGGCCAGACCAAGCCCCGTGCGGTGCTCATGCTCGGTGCGCTCCATGTCGAAGGCGTGCTCGCAGGCAGGATCCCCGCCCCAGATTCCCAGCGGGTTGCCGTAGTCGCGCAGGCCCCAGTACGGCGGAGAAGTGACGATGGTTTGCACCTTACGCCCCCCCCCCGCAGCGATCATCGCGCGCATGGAATCTCGGCAGTCGCCGAAGTAGCATTGGTCAATGCGCATCACGACCTCCAAGGCGCACGAATGCGCCAGCCAGCCCGCAGGCGGCGAGGATGTCGGCATTGGCCTTGCCGAAGGCGATCAGGACGGACGGTGCGCCTGCATTTCCTGCACGCCCCCCCCCAGGAAGCCTGAACGACAGCCGCCCGCGCAGGAACAGCATGGCGTGGGCCTTCTGAAAGGCATGGTCTTGGAAGACGGCGGTTTCAGTGCGGGCGAACACCAGCGCGACGGCGTTACCGTGGGCGGCGCAGCGTTCCAGCCAGCGCGCCGCGAACGGGCCATACGGCGGGTTGCACCAGACGCGGCCTTCCCATTCACGGGTCAAGCCGTCGTCGCGGATGGTGAATTGCTGGCGTGCCGTGCGCCACGGCTGGAACTCGCTCGCGCAGGGATCGAGGTCGAACTCGCCCAGCGCGTTTAGGATTTCAGGCGGGGTCAGCCAGTCGTGCGTCGTGGCGGTCGCGCCGGATTCGCCGGTTTCAAAGAGGACGTTCAAGCCTGGCCCTCCGCCTGTTTGCCGTTGCCGGGCGCATAGAGGCGTCCGCCGGCGGTGCCGTGCCCGCGCACTCGCGCGCAGGTGCCCGCCACTCGGATGTCGCCGTTGCGGATGGCTTTGGCGTAGATGGAGCCGAAAGCTCGGTCGTCCTTCGGGCGAATGCCGGCGGCACGCGCGGCGAGCGTCACCTGCTCGCCAGGCACGCTGCCCAGCGCGGCGGCCTGCTCGCGCACGTAGGCCACGATGAAGGCATAGGCACGCTCCCCGAAGCTCGGGTCGGAAGACGTGGCCGCGTCGAAGGAAAGCTGCATCTGCTGCTCGCCCAGACGGCGGGCAGTAGCGGCGCGGCGGGCGTGCGATGGGCGTTGCAGGGTTTCGGCGGCCATCATGGTCAGTTCCCCCGGATGGCCTGCAAAAGCTCGCCGCTGGCCTTCATCAGACCCAGCAGCAGCGGTTCAAGTTGGCGGCGCTCGTCGGCGTCGAAGCGGCCATCTTTCGCGGCCTCGGATCCGGTGCCGAACAGGCTGGACGCCGACGCAACCAAGGACAGGAACAGGCGCACGGCCTCGGCAGGCGGGCGCTCTTCCAGTTCAAAGTCCATCGGAACCTGCCCGACGAGGTGCGCCAGCGCGAAGATGGCGCGCTTGGCCTGGGCCACGACGACGATTTCGAGGATGACGCTGAAGGACGGCGGCGGGGCCTCGTGGTCGGGGTTGATGCCGTTGGCAAGGGTGTTGCCGTTCATGCCCATCGTTTCGGCGATGGCGCGGACGCCGCCAGGGTATTCCTTGGCGTCGGCCTGGAGGGCCAGAAACAGGGCGCGGTGAGCTTGTTTGATGGGTCGGCGCATTGGCGAACGTCTCCTTTTTTTCGTCTAGTCCCGCGCTTGGCGGTGGTGGAAACTGGCTTCGTCGAAAGAAAGGAAACCCGTCATGCAGCAGCCTCGCTTCCAGTCGTCTCGTTATTTGCAGCAGCGCCAGAGCCGCGCAGGTAGGCCCAATCAACGTCAGGGCGCAGCTCTTCGCACGTCACGGCACCGCCCGTGGCCTTCTCGATGGCCGGGCAGCGTTCGGCGGGGACTTGGCGTGCCCCGGATACCCACTGATTCACCGTGGGCGGAGAAACCCCGAGAAGCCGGGCCAGAACGGCCTGCCCGCCGACGATTCGGCACGCTTCCCTGATGGCTTTTTGGTGTTTGGTCGGTTCCATAAGGACGAATCTTAGGCGACGCCTAATTTCATGTCAATAGGAATTGCCTAACACATGCACGGTAGAGGATTCTTAGGCAATGCTTAATGGGAAAGAACTAGGCCAGGCTATTGCCCAGGCCATAAAACTAAAAAAGGCTTCGGGAGCGATCAGCCGCGAAGTGGAAGTCGCTCGCCACTTCGGCGTGAAGCAGCCGTCCCTTGCCGATTGGAAAAAACGGGGGACGATCTCGAAGGAAAAGCTGCCGGAGTTGTGGCGCTATTTCTCGGATGTCGTCGGGCCGGAACACTGGGGCCTGAAGGAATTGCCGGCGGACAGCGGTAGCGCGTCCACCCCTGATTCGACCAGCGAACAACCGTCAGTATGGGATGCCTACGAGCGTGCGGATGACGCCACCAGGGCAATCGTGGATGCGATTCTTGGGGTGGGCAAAGTCCCGCCTTGGCTTGATGCCACGGCGCACGGCATACTGAACGTATGGAAAGCCAGTGCCGCCAAGCTGCTACACGAGAGAAAAAAGACCAAGAACGCGGCTTAAACTGGTCTGGGTCAATGACGCAATTCCGTGAGAAAGGATCGGGATGAAAAAGCTGTTTCTCTACATAGTCCTACTGGTTTCGCCTGCGGCTTGGGCCGATGGGTCACTCCTGTCACCGCAGCAGATAACCCAGATCGCAGGCATGATGTTTCAAGCCTACATAGAGGGCAACGTGAACCAAATGTTCGCGGACGAAATGAAGTGCTGGGACGACGCATCGAAGACGAAGCGCGCCGACAAGAACGTGGTAGCTGCGTGCGGGGTGGCCGCGATGGCGGGCACATTCATCGAAGCCAGCTATGCACGGGCACAGCGGCGCGGCGCACATCCCTTATATGCGGGCGAAGCGGTACGCGAACGCCTCAAGGAACTGTCCGGCCTGAAGACCGAAGACCTGAAGACCGTTTGGGACTCTACCCTTGAGCCGAATGTCCCAGTGATTATCCTTGGCCTGCAAGGCGCTGGAATGAGGTAGTGGCATGGAAAACCTGCACCCGCTGATCGCCCTCTTCGAGAATCGGGCCGAGGTGCTAGACGCCACGGGCCAGCCTACCCAACCTGATGATGCCATCGTCAAGCTGGCGAGCTGGATGCAACTCGCCAAAGACCGGCTCACCGAAGACGACATGGCCGCGCTTTCCGACATCGGCGCGATTCTCTACCGCGACGGCCTCAAGCGCCGCATGGACAGAAGTTCGTAGCCACGCGATGCGCCGCGATACACAACCACCTTTGCCGCTGACATAGCTGGCACCTCGCACCTTCCCATTTTTCACCCTCCCCAAGCCCGGCCACATGGCCGGGTTTTGTTTTGTCAAAAATCTTAGGCTTTGCCTATTGACACATCGTTAGGCGTCGCCTAAGATTCGCCTAACAACACGCGCAACAGCAGGCAACTGCCAAGCGCAACGCTCCTTAAAAACTTGGTGGATGAATAGAGGCGAGGCCCCTGCGAAAGCGGGCGGCGACAACCTCCTGCCCCGTGGCGCGCACGGCAGAAGCAAAAGTGCGCGAAACCCGAATCTCCCTGGGGGAGTGGCCCGTGGGGCTGCGTTGAAACCATAGGTTCGGTTCGCTTGTTCGCCATTTGCGAACTGCGAACGCCCACCCGTCCGTGGCGCAGGTAACGACGGGCAGAAGTAAAGCCACCTGCACCAGGCCCCGCGAAGTCGGGGCGAGACGCCCGTGACAGCGGGCATAGCAGGGGCGCGGCGCGCGCACTACGTCGCATCAATGCCGCAACCGGCCAGGCCCAGCGTCTGGCCGGAGTGATGCCCTGGCAACAGGGCCATCACCACCGCCGATTGCACCCAGTCGCCGGTGCTGATGCTTCCCTCAACCACAACCGAAAGGCCCACCATGACCACGCAAATTGACGCCAGTCCCATCGCCATGAAGGCGGTCGAATCCTCGCGCATCGCCGAGATCGGCCACAACGCCGAAACCAACACCCTCGCCATCCGCTTCAAGCGTGCCGACGGCAGCCACGGCGCGCTGTACCACTACGGCAACTTCACCCCCGAAGACTTCGCCACCTTCGACAGCGCCGAATCGCTGGGTACGCACTTCAGCCAGCACATCAAGAAGGAAACCGAGAAGCATCCCTACCTGCGCGTGGCCGAGCCGCCCGAGAGCACCGAGGCCGCCGCCGCGTAATCCACGCCTGCGCCGCCGCGCGATAGGCGGAGGGACGACGCCAACAGTCGCAGCCCGGTGAAAGGCCGGGGCCATCAATAGGCACCCTGGGCAAATCCAGTGACGACCAACCCAGAGCGAAGTACCCACCCGAGGCCAGTTGGAGCCTGTCTCCGGGGTGCCCCTTGATGGCGGTCGCATGACCGAATCCCCTACCCGTGAGGACGGGCAGGCGGCGGACGAGCCTCGACGACCCCGCACACACGGGCGAGAAAAGCGCGCTTGCAAATGGTGCAGGTAGCCCGACCGCCATCAACCTCATCAACCACCGGAGCATCGCCACCATGATGAAACGCATCGAACGCTTCTTCCGTCGCATAGCCCTGGCCGGCACTGGCTGGGCCGTCGATGGCCCCACCCCGCCGGGGATCCTTGGCGGCTTCCGTCGGAGCGGCAGCGGACGCGGCTGGCGTGATCGCGTGCTGCATCTTGGCATCGCCTTCGGCTGGATGGCGAAGGGCGGCCAGTATGACGACCGCACCTTCCGCCAGCGCACTATCGGCAACACCAGCGCACGGGCGCACTTCCGCTACGCCTTCACCGGGCACTTCCACTGCGCCGTGCAGGGGTAAGGACATGCGCATCAACATCTACAGCCAAGAGCTGACCGATGAGGTGTTGCGGGTGGAGAAGCCGAGCAACACCGGCGTCACGTATCACGCCGTTCAGTTCATCTTGCACAGCAGCGAACGGCTGCACCACCCGCCGCAGGACGATGACCGCAGCGCCGTGACGTTCTGGCTGCCCAAGTCGCCGGCGCGCCGGGAGCAGCTCGCCAAAGCCTTCGAGGAAGCGGCGCGCATCGTGCGCACCGCGCCGCCCGAAACCGGCCTCGATTGACCGAATTGCGGCGTAGAGCAGTTGGAAGCTCGCCGGGTTCATAACCCGGAGGTCGCTGGTTCGATTCCAGCCGCCGCTACCACCTTCCGACCCCACTGACAGGCTGGACTGGGAATCAAACCGGGCGCATGTCTATTCGACCAGCCGGAGGTCGTGGAAACCGGAACGAAAGCGGATGCTGGTATGGGACTGCCCCGGCGGTCGTGCGCAGCCAGACGCAGCGAGTAGGACGCGAGCCTGAACGCGCACAGGCCCATGCCGGACATGGTGAAAGCCGGAACCCATCACCGCCCATCAAGCACCCCCATCAACGCAAAGGACATCAACATGAGCCAAATCGGCATCGTCTTCGGCAAGAAGCACGCGCCCTGGACGCGCATCGACAACAGCGGCGCCATCATCGACCCGGACGCCAGCTTCTTCAGCAACCACCCGACTTTCGCCGGCATCGCCGACGAGGACATCGACGGCCAGAGCATGGTGCGTGTGCCGGCCTTCTACTACCGCTCCGACATCGTGCGCGACGGCCCGCTGCTGGGCAAGAAGGCGCTCTGGGTGAGCGACGAACCCGCCGAAGGCTACGCGCTGCATCCGGCCTTCCGCAACCACGGCGCCGACCTCGCGCAATACTGGCTGGGCAAGTACCAGGGCACGCCGGACGGCGACGACAAGCTGGGTTCGCAAGCCGGCCTGATGCCGCTGGCGCGCATCGACTTCCCCACCATGCAGGCGCGCGCCGCCGCGCGCGGCGATGGCTGGATGTTGTGGAGCATCTACCAGCTCGCGGCCATCCAGGCGCTGGCCCTGATCGAGTGCGGCACGCCCAACGTCAAGTCCATTCTGGGCGAGGGCTACACCGACGGAAACGGCGTGCGCAAGGTCGATGACGCCGAGGTGGTGCAGGCCGCCTACCGTGGCATCACGGGCCTCTGGGGTAACGTCTGGCAGATGCTGGACGGCTTGCAGACCAGCGCGAACCGCGAGTTCCTCATCTGGGGCAAGGACGGCCACCGCAACCTGCTCAACACCAGCATCGAAGCGCCGGAGCATGGCTGGATCCACAAGCGCCTGCGCAACGTCGGCGAGGGCTTCGACCTGGGCGCGGTGTTCGTGCCGAAGAAGACCCGCGACGAGCAAGAGGACGCGGCCTACGGCAACTACTCGTGGTTCTGGTCTGGCGGCGTCGCCTACCACGGCGGCCATTGGGCGAACGGGGCGAACGATGGGTTGTTCTGCCTCAATGTCAATAATCCCGCGTCGGACGTCAACGCGAGTATCGGCGGTCGCCTCGCAAAGGTGTAATGGGTCATGTCGGCATGTGTCATGTATCCGGGCGAGCCTGCCGAGCAGGCCGCCCGGTTTTTTCGCGGCGCGGAAACTGGCACTCCGGCGATCACGGCGGAAGTGCTCCGGCTCCTTCTGCACTATGACCCCTACACCGGCGTCTTCACCTGGCGTGTTCCCCAGTCGAACCGCGCTCCCGCCGGCAAACCCGCCGGCACGCGGCGCAACGGCTACGTCCGCATTCGCATCGCGGGCAAGGACTACAACGCGCACCGTCTCGCGTGGCTCTACATGTATGGGGTCTGGCCGGAAAAGCTGGTCGATCACATCAACGGCAGGCGCGACGACAACCGCATCGGCAACCTGCGCGAACTCTCGAATACCGAGAACCAGCAGAACCGCCGCCGCGCAGCGCGGCATAGCAGCACCGGCCTGATAGGCGTCAGCCAAGGCCGGCGCGAAGGCACATTCCGCGCCCACATCACGCTGAACCGGGAGCGTCAATTCCTGGGCCATTTCTCCGACCCATTGCAGGCCCAGCAGGCGTACATCGACGCCAAGCGGTGCCTGCATCCGTTCGGAACCATCTGAAAGGGATAGCCATGAGCACACCGCAGGCTGCGGCCTTGGCGGGCGACTTCGCACGCCCCAAGCCGCTCATCAAGTGCCAGGTCAAGGTGACGACGACCACCGGCGCACGCTTCCGCTACGCCGCGCTCTTCGCCAGCACCTGCGACGCCGCCATCGACGCGCTCGAACGGTTCGGCATTTCCAAAATCAGCGTGGAGCCGGCCCGATGAAGAAGACGCTGAAACTGCTGGCCGATTTTCACTACTACCTCAAACGCGGGTACGGCATCCGCAAGTCCTGGCGCCTCGCCAAGGTGACGCTGTAACCGCCGCCCATCCCATCATCAAGGAGAAACCATGAACGACATGCAACAGGGCGGCGCGCTCGCTGCCCGCCAAGAGTTCGGCGGCTCTGCCGTCACGCTCGCTACCACCGAAACCGCGTCCGCCTACGTGGCCGCACAGGCCAAGGCCGTCGTCGAAGCCCGCTACGTGATGGCGCTGCGCCGTCCGCGCAACTGGGATCAGGTTCGCCAAGACCTGCTGAAGGAATGCAAGCGCCCCAGCTTCGCGCATAACAAGAGCGCCTACTACCGCAAGCCCATCGGCGACGGCGTGGAAGGTCTGGGCATCCGCTTCGTCGAAGTCGCCCTACGCTGCATGACGAACGTCCTGGTGGAAACCACCATGATCTTCGAGGACGAGAGCAAGGAAATCCACCGCGTCAGCGTGACCGACCTGGAATCCAACCTGACCTATCCGCTCGACGTGCGCGTGACCAAGACCGTCGAACGCTCGAAGCCCGCCGACGATGGCACCTACATCAGCGTGCGCAAGAACAGCTACAACCGCAACGTCTATACGGTGCCCGCCACCGACGATGACCTGCTGAACAAGCGCGCCGCGCAAATCTCCAAGGCCATCCGCACCTTGGGCCTGCGCATCATCCCCGGCGACATGCAGGACGAGGCCGAATCCATCATCAAGGCAATCCGCCTCGACGAAGCGGCGCGCGACCCGGACACCGAGCGCAAGCGCATCGCCGATGCCTTCGGCGAAATCGGCGTCAAGGCTGCCGACCTGACCGAATACCTGGGCCACACGCTGGACACCTGCTCGCCTGCCGAGCTGGTCAATCTGCGCGGCATCTACGGCGCCATCCGTGACGGGGAATCCTCGTGGAAGAGCGTCATGGAGAACAAAGCCGAGCAGGCCGGAAAGAGTGCTGGCGCGGGCACCGGAAACACCGGCGGCGCGGGCACGGGCGGCGGGAAGACGTTGCCGACGTGCAGCGCCGAAAACTTCGCCAAGAAGTCGGCGGGCTGGAAGAAGCAGGTCGAAGCCGGCAAGCCGGTGAATGACCTCATCGCCATGATCGAAACCAAAGAACTGCTCACGCCCGACATGAAGATGGAGATTGCGGGCTGGGCCAGCGCCGGGGGTGCTCAAGAATGAAAATCCATGACCTTCAGCAAGGCAGCCCCGAGTGGCAAGCCTTCCGCCTGACCCACCACGGCGCCAGCGAGGCGGCGGCGATGCTGGGCTTGTCGAAGAAAACGACGCGCTCCGAACTGCTGCGCATGAAACACACCGGCACGCCCAAGGAATTCAGCGACTGGGTGCAGGTGAACATCCTCGACTACGGCCACGAAGTCGAAGCGATGGCGCGCCCCATCATCGAAGACCTGATCGGCGAAGACCTGTACCCGGTGACGTGCTCCAACGAGGACACCGGCGGCATCCTCTCCGCGTCGTGCGACGGCCTGACGATGGGCTACGACACGGCCTTCGAGCACAAGCAATGGGCCGCCGAGCTGGCCGCGTCTGTCGCCGCCGGCGTGCTACCCGACGAGCACATGCCCCAGTGCCAGCAAATCATGCTGGTGACGGGCGCCAAGCGCGTCATCTTCACCGTATCCGACGGCACGCCCGATAACTGCGTGCATGTCGAAGTCCTGCCGGATCCCGCCTGGTTCGTCCGCATCGAGGCGGGCTGGGCGCAGTTCGACCGCGACCTGGCCGACTACGTGCTGCCCGAGGCCAAGCCCGTCATCGTGGCCGATGCCGTGCAGGCGCTGCCGGCGGTGGCGGTGCAGATCAGCGGCGAAATCGCGGTTCAGAGCAACTTCCAGGTATTCGAGGCGGCCTTGCGGCATTTCCTCGAAAACCGCCTCATCCGCGAACCGCAGACCGACAAGGACTTCATCGACCTCGACGCCCAGATCAAGGCGCTGAAGAAGGCGGAAGACGCGCTGAACTCCGCCGAGACGATGATGCTGGCGCAAATCCAGAGCGTCGATGAAGCGAAGCGCCAGAAAGACATGCTCTACAAGCTGACGCGCGACAACCGCCTCATGGCCGAGAAGCTGCTGGAAAGCGAGAAGACGCGCCGGCGCGCGGAGAAAGTGGAGACGGCCCGCAAGGCTTTCGTCACGCACGTCGCCGACCTTCAGCGCGAGATTGCCGGCGTGCGGATGGACGTTGCCACCCCGGACTTCGCGGGCGCCATCAAGGGCCTGAAGACACTGGAAAGTATGCAGGACAAGCTCGACACCGCGCTGGCGAACGGCAAGATAGCTGCCGACCAGCAGGCCGCCGACATCCGCACGAAGCTGGGCTGGCTGGACGTGAATGCTGCCGAGCACCGCGCGCTGCTGGCCGACCTGCAACAGCTCGCGGCCAAGCCGTTCGACGACTTCAAGCTGGCGGTAACGGCGCGAATCGACGCGCACAAGAAGGCCGAGGCCGACCGTCTGGAAGCGGAGCGCGCGCGTATCCGGCAGGAGGAAGAGGCCAAGGCGAAGGCCGAAGCTGAAGCGAAGCTGCGCGCCGAACAGCAGGCCGCCACGCCCGCCATTCCGCTGGCCGACCCGGCACCCCAGGCCACAACCAAACCCGCCACCACGGCCCGGCCTTCCGCCACGCCGTCGGTATCCCGCGCCAGCCAGGCGCCCACCAGCAAGAGCCGCCCCAGCGATGACGAAATCATCGACGCGCTGGCGCTGCACTTCCGTGTCCATGAATCCGTCGTGGTGTCCTGGCTGCTCGAAATCGACCTCGAAGCCGCCAGCCAGCGCATCGCTGACAGCATGGCCGCATAGGGGAAGTCCATGAGCACCGTTCAACAAGCTGCGCCGGCGGTCTGCCCCGACGGCGCTCACATGGGCGAGCACGCCTGCACGAACCGCTCTCAGTGCTGGGAGCCGTGCAGCGAGCTCGGGCACAGCGAAGAGAACGCCCAGGCCATTCATCCCGACGACGAGGCCGTGGATCGCTTCGCCGCCGTGCTGAAGGGCAAGCTGGCCGTGGCGCGCGCGAAGGGGCGCGGCGGCTGGGAGGATAAGGCCCAGGTGTCCGGCGACGAACTGACCGACATGCTGGTGGGCCACCTCTGGAAGGGCGACCCGCGCGACGTGGCGAACTTCTGCATGTTCCTCTGGGAGCGCGGCGAGCGCATCAACCTGGCCGACGCCTCGCGCATGGAGCGTGCTGCTGAAGCGTTCGGCATCGCCGAGGCGAAATGCGCGGAGCGTCATGCCGCCGCCGGCAGGCTGATTGCCCCGTCCATCAGCACGGAAGCGGGCCTGCTGGCCGCCGCTCCCTACCTGGTGAGCCGCAGCTCGCCGCCGACCGCCGACGGCGAACAGGCCAAGCAGGCGCTGCGCAAGGTGCTGGGCGTCCTGCACCGCTACCTGGAACCGAACGGCATCAGCAAGTACGACGCCCTGAACGAAATCCTGGGCATCGTTGATTCGGTTCCGCTGGTGGCCGCTGACATCGAGGAAGGCGGTGAGGCATGAGCACCCTTCTCCGATTGAGCACGCCGCGTTTGGAAAAGGCCATTGCTCGCGCCAAAGTGGGAAACGGGACGACCTTCACCGTGCGCGACCTGCGCGCCGCCTTGGAACGTCGCGGCATGTCCGACCGCGACATGCACAGCTTGTTCTTCGATGTCATCAAGGTGCTTGAACCGCCGCCCTGCTACATGACCCATTGCCAACACTTCGGTGGCAGTGGTGCGCCGATGAACTGCGGGGCGGAGCGCGTGCCCGGACGCTGCTCCATCCTCAAGGAATTCAAGCAGCGCAAGGCGGCCAAGGAAAAGGCCAAGGCAGAAGCGGAAGCGCAGCAGCCATGAACCACCCGCACAGCCCCCTCATGGGGATGCTGGTGCGGCTCAATCCCTTGCTCACGGTAGCCGGCCCGCCGGTGGAAATCCGTCGCCCCTGGCGCGAACGCCTGTTCTCGCGCCCGTGGCGCCCGTGGCAGGCCAGACGTACCGAAACACCACAAATCCCCGACCCCAAAGCCAATGCTCATCGGCAACCTGATCTTCATGCACCCGGATACCTGGGCGCACCTGAAGCGGGAACTCGACGAGCACGGGGCCGTACCCCTATCCCCAAGAAAGGATCGCCCGTGAGCAAAACCCCCGACCTGCAAGACCTGCGCGACAAGCTGCTGGCACCGCGCGCCATCAAGCGCGATGCGCAAGGCTTTCTGACCCACCCGGCCATGCCAATCGGTGACGAAGGCGTGCGCGCCGATGACCTGCTGGCCGTGTTCGGTATCGAAGCCGCTTTCGTGTGCATGGAATCCGATGCGCCCGACGAAGTGACGGAACGCTACTTCGACACCGAGACGGATCCTTCCTGCGCCGACTGGACGCCCACGCCGCCCGCTGGCGACGGCTGGGTGCTGCTGGAAATCTACGATACCGAGAACAGCCCCTATGCCCTGTTTGGGCGCGCCATGCCGCCCGGCGCCTGGCCGCGCCACAGCGCAGGCCGCCCGTTCGACTTCTACGCGCACCTGAAGCGCCAAGCCGAGTTCTCGCGCAAGACCTTCGGGCCGGGCCGCCGCACCCAGGGCGTGATCGACCACATCAAGAAGGAGTTGCGCGAAATCGCGGGCGAACCGGACAGCATCGAAGAGTGGATAGACGTTGTGATTCTGGCGCTCGACGGCGCATGGCGCGCCGGCGCGTCGCCGGAGCAAATCGTCTCCACGCTGGTTGCGAAGCAGGCCAAGAACGAGGCCCGCGACTGGCCCGACTGGCGTACCGCTGCCCCCAACAAGGCCATCGAGCACAGCAAGCCGAAGAAGCGCCGCATCTACATCAGCGGCCCGATGTCCGGCTTGCCGGAGCACAACTTCCCGGCCTTCCACGCCGAAGCCGCGCGCCTGCGCGAGCTGGGCTACGACGTGGTGAATCCCGCCGACCTCAACCCCGACCCTGGCAAAGGCTGGAAGGACTGCCTGCGGGTCGATTTGCTCGAACTGCTGGGCTGCGACGCCATCGCCATGTTGCCCGGCTGGCAGAAATCCGAGGGCGCCCACCTTGAAATGCACGTCGCTCACCGCGTCGGCATCGAAATCTTGGACGCCACCGAGATCCAGGCTCCGGCGGATGCCGTGGCCTTGGCCGCGTAGCCCGCTTCACCCACCAACCTGAAAGGAAATCCCGAAATGTCGAAGCCGCTCAATGAAAACCTCACGTCCGTCCGCGTCGAAACCGAGGATGGCGACCTGCTGCCCATCATGGACGTGGCAGGCACGAAGTTCAGCGAACTCATCAACGCTGTCGCCTCCCACCAGAAGGCCGGCACGCTGACGCTGAAGATCGCCATCAAGCCCTCCACCGCCGGCGCGATGGCGGTCAAGGCCGACGTGAGCATTACCAAGCCCAAGGGCCTGCCGCCCGAATCGCTGCTCTGGGCGACGCCCGAAGGCAACCTCATTGGCGAAGACCCGCGCCAAACCAAGCTCGACCTCAAGGCTGTTGCACCCGACCCGGTGCGCGAGCTGAAAGCCGTCGCGCAGTAATCCACCCACCAACCACCCAGGAGCCTATTCCTCATGGAACAAACCACCGACAACCTCCAGACCGCGCTCGCCGCCGGCGCCGCCAGCGTGCAGCCCGTGACCACCCACGGCGGCATCGCCTTCGTGGCCGTGCCCGAGGGCTACAAAATCCACGACCTGGAAAGCCTACTGCCGACGCCGACCCGCAAGCGCGCCGAGGTCACTATCACCGACACCGACAGCTTCATCCACTACACGAAAAAGCACGGCGTCACCGATACCACCACCATCTTCGCCGACATCGACGCCGAGGCCAGCCGCTTCAATCTGATCGGCGTGCTCAACGACCACGGCACCGAAGCCGGTGCCGCCCAGTGGCGTGACCACCAGTGCAAGTTTCAGCCCGCGCAGGCCGTGGAGTGGAAACGCTGGCTGTCCCGCAACAAGCAGCACTTCAGCCAGATCGACTTCGCTGCCTGGCTGGAAGAAAACCTGTCCGACATCGCCAGCGTGGCCGGTATGCCGTCCGGCGCCGACATCCTGAAGATGGCGCTGGGCTTCGAGGCCAACTCCGACAAGAAGCTGCGCAGCAAGGTCAATCTGCAAGACGGCGGCGTGCAGTTCGAGTTCGTCGATGATTCGACGCAGGAAACCCGGACGACCATGCAGGCGTTCGAGCGTTTCACCCTGGGCCTGCCGGTGTTCGACGGCAGCACCAGCGCCTACCCGCTGGAAGCGCGCCTGAAGTACCGCGAGAAGGACGGCAAGCTGACCTTCTGGTACGAACTCATCCGCCCCGACCGCGTGTTCAAGACCGCCGTCACCGACGAGCTGGGCCGCATCAAGGAAGCGACCGGCTTCCCTGTCGTCTCCGGCAAGCCGTAACCACCAGCGCCCCGCCTGGGCGCAAGCCTGGGCGGGCAAGGAGCACCCACATGGAACTCGCAACACTCAAGCAATTCGCCCTTTGGCTGTTCTGGCTCTTCATCGTCGGCATGGCCTTCTCGTGGGCGCTCTCCCTCACGCCCATCGGGCGCGATGACACCGACATGGGTTCATGGGGCGGTGGGCGCAGCGGCATCAAGCCGGTCACGGACGCGCTGACCGGCTGCCAATACCTCGTGTCCCCGCATGGCGGCATTACGCCGCGCCTGGACAGCGAAGGAAAGCACATCTGCGTCAAGGCTGAATAGCTCATGGCCTGCGCATTCGACCGTGGCGCGCACGACCTGCGCGAAGTCGGGCGACAGCCGTACAGCTTGGCCCCTGACGCCCTCACCGTCGTCCGCTGGTGCGCGAAGTGCGGCGCCGTCGTGATCGACACCGACCTGGACGGACGCACGATGCCGGGCGACATCCTGCCGATGCAGTTCCCCAGGATTGCAACCGAAAAACGAGAGGGATAACCCGATGGAAGAGAAAAAGACGGCCTTCGCGCAACGCTGCGAAACGCTCGCCAACGACGAGAAAACCTGCCACGAAGCCTACAACAACCAGTACCACAAGGTGCGCGCGGAAATCGGCTTCGACGACTGGCGCAGCGTGTGGCGCTTCCTGCTGATTTGCGCGCTTCCCTCGCTGCTGAAGCCCGAGGGTGAGCAGGAGCCGGGGGCGCCGGTGGCATGGCAAGGCATCGTCTCCGCCATCCGTGCCGTGGGCGACGAAGCCGCCCGCCGTGGCTCGATGTTCCCACAAACCAGAGACGAGCAGGAAGAGGACAAGCGCGCCGTGTGCCGCGTGGCCGAAATGATCGAGTGGTACGCGACCGCCGGCGGCGCCGTGGCCACCAGCTTGCCGGGCTGGCCGAAGCACCCGACGCAGCTCAAGGAAAGCGAGGAAGTCGAGCGCCTGAAGAAGACGCTCAACGACCTGGGCAAGATCATCCACGACATGACGGTAGCCCAGCAGGCCGCCTGGATTGAATGGCAGCACGGCAAGGGCGCCGAGGAAGCGATGGTTTGGATTCAGAACGGCCTGTTCGGCCCTGGCCTCATTCCCGACGAAGACGAACCCTACGGCAAAGAAGCACAGGCGTACTTCGACGCGAACCGCTCCGACCCGCTCCCCACCTGCTACTGCGGCAAGCCATCGAATCGGCTCTGGATGGGGCAAGGATTCTGCTGCCAAGAGCACTACAACACGCGCCGCGCCCAGATCGAGGCCCAGCAGCAGGACGGCAAGGAGGGCTGACCATGAAGGCCCTCTCTATCCGCCAGCCTTGGGCTTGGTTGATCGCCAACGGCCACAAGGACATCGAAAACAGGTCATGGCCGACGGGATACCGGGGCCAGTTCCTGATCCATGCCGCCAAGGGCATGACGCGCGCCGAATACGAAGACGGGGCCGACTTGGCCGCGCAACTCGGAATCACGATCCCCTCATTCGACGGCTTGGAGCGCGGCGGCATCGTCGGGCGCGCAACCATCGTCGGATGCGTCGAAGACAGCCCTTCGCCCTGGTTTTTCGGGAAGTATGGATTCGTCCTGAAGGATGCGGCGGCGCTTCCATTTCAGGCCGTGCGCGGGCGCCTTGGGTTCTTCGACCCAACACAAGAACAGGATGGGCCTCATGGCTGAAAACTCGAAAATCGAATGGACGCACCACACGTTCAACCCCTGGGAAGGCTGCCAGAAGGTAGGCCCTGGCTGCGACCATTGCTATGCCGAGACGCGCAATGCCCGCTTCGGCGGCGGTGTGGCGATCAACTGGGGGCCGGGCGCGCCGCGTCGCCGTACCAGCGCGTCGAACTGGGCACAGCCGGTGAAGTGGAACGCCACGGCGGCCCGCCTGGGCGTGCGCTACCGCGTCTTCTGCGCCTCGCTGGCCGACGTGTTCGACAACGCCGCACCGGACGAATGGCGGCACGACCTGGCCGCTCTCATCCTCGCCACGCCGCACCTGGATTGGCTGCTGCTGACCAAGCGCATCGGAAATGCCGACAAGATGCTGGCCGCCATGTTCCCCGGCGGCATCCCAGAAAACGTCTGGGTGGGCGCGACCATCACCAGCCAGACCGAAGCCGACCGCGACATCCCGAAGCTGCTGGCGCTGCCGGTGGCCGTGCGGTTCCTGTCGATGGAGCCGTTGCTGGGGCGCGTGGATCTTCGCTTCCACATCTTCAGCGAGCCGACGGGCAACTTCAGAACCCACGCCGGCAAGCGCCAGATGGAACTGCGCAAGCCTGCCGACGGCGGCCTGCACTGGGTCATCGTGGGCGGTGAAAGTGGTTCTGCCGAATCGCGCCCCATGCACCCCACTTGGGTGCGTGAGCTGCGCGAACAGTGCTGCGCCGGCGGCGTCGCCTTCCACTTCAAACAGTGGGGCGACTGGCGACCGCCCGAAGAGGGCGAGGAATACGACACGTCGATGGGCCGCGCCCAGCGCGTGCCTGCTTTCATCGTCGCCGACGCCGGCACCGTGCATTGCTTCGAGAACGAGAGCACGAAGAACGGCGGCGCGGTGATGCTGCGCGTCGGCAAAACGAAGTCGGGCCGGACGCTGGACGGCCTGCTGCATGACGGATACCCGGAGATTCATCAATGACCATCGAAAAAATCAAGACCCTGCGCGAAGACATCGAGCGTGCCAAGTCGAGGCTCGAAGTGCAAACCAGCCAGCACGGCGTCGCGCTGCTGACCACCGCCCTTGCGCAGGCCAATGCGGCCCTGCTGCTGGAACTCACGGCGGCCGACGACGCGGCGGCCATCCTGCCGCCGGAGATCCCGCGCGACCTGCTGGCCCAAGTCGTCGATGAGGTTTTCGACGGCGCCATCGAGGACGCAACCGTGATCGAGGACATCTACCGGGTGATTGCGCGCAGCGTCGCCCCCCCCCCCCCGCACGGGAGGGCTTGAACCATGACACCCGGCAAGCTCCAAAAAATCCTTCAGGGGCAAACGGCGCTGGCGCGTAAGGTCTTCGAGGTCGTTCCCATCAAGGAAGCCTGGCCCGCGAGCCAAATCCGGCACTCCCTGAAGGAAGTCGAACGCAGCAACGCCGACCTGCATACCGTGCGCGGATGCTTGGCGACGTTGCGCGAAATCGGCCTTGTCCGCGAACCAGAGCCTGGCTGCTTTCAGCGCCATGCCGTCAGAACGCCCCAGCCAACCCCGAAGAAGGAAGTCATCACCATGCAAAAAGCCGCCGTGGCGCCCCAAATCGTCCAGCCAGCAGCATCCGTCAGCGCCACGCCGGCGAGCAAGTCGCCTCTCGAAATCCTGGGCAACCTGTCTAGTCAGATTGCGGCCCTTGCCGACGACTTCAGCACGCGCTTGAAGCAACTGGCGGCCCAGGTCGAGGAAGCTGCGCTCACCATCGAACAGGAACAGGAAGGAAATGCCCAGAGCCTTGAAAAGCTGAAGCAGCTCCAATCCATCCTGAAGAGCCTGTAGGGAGGCTGCCGACCATGAGCAGTCACCACGAATGGGCCGAAGAAGCCACCGCCCGGCACGACGCCCAAAAGCCCTTCGCCCCGGAGAACGGCCAACCCTTGCAGTTCAAGGCCGACGACCCAGTGATCTACACGAACCCGGCGGGAATCGAATTTGCCCTGCGCGTGACCGGCCTCTATGAGCGCCCGGCTTCGCCGGATGGCATGTACGCCAATGGCGCGCGCTATCTGCTGGACTGGGACTGCCATTGGTTCCCCGTGGCTGAATCGCGCTTGCGCCTGGACGAATCCCGCACCGAGCAGGAGGTGTGTCATGGGTGACATGGGCGACTACTGGCGCGACGTGCGCCCCGCCATGCAGGAGGAAAGCCGGCAAAAGCGGGCGAGCAACCGCGAATCGTCGGCCAAGATGCTCACCGCTGCCGGCATCGCCTTCGAGACGAAGAACGAGGGCGCGCACCTCATCGTGACCGCGAACGGGCGCACGGTCGATTTTTGGCCCGGCACCGGCCTCTGGATCGAGCGCGGCACGTCCAAGCAAAAGCGTGGCGTGCGGCGCCTGATTGCCGAACTGAAGAACGGCGCGCGCACCGCGCCACAACATCAACCCAACCCCAAGGAGTGACACCATGCCCACCCTGCGCTTCGAGGGCTACAGCGACGATACCTTCGGCGAAGTAGCCCACTTCAAGGACGACTACGACAACTGCGCCAGCGGCAAGCCGATTGAATATCTCGTGCTTGGCCCGGCCATCGACGGCCAGCCCCAGCTTGGCATCATCGTGACCGGCCAGCATTGCCCCGGCAACAGCGGTAGCTGGCTGATCGGCGTCGCCAACTACGACCCCAGCTACGAAGACCGCGACTTCCCGCGCTGGCCCATGCGCATCGAGGCGCAGGACTACCGCAACGGATTCCAGCCTTCCCTCGTCATCGAAGCGCCCGACGGCGTGACGATCAAGTGCTTGCAGCGCACCGACGACGTGGACGACTGACACCATGAGCGCACACGACGAGCACCAGCAGATGGTGAAGGACTGCATCGACCGCGAGGCCAAGCTGACCGACTGGGAGCGCAGCTTCATCGACAGCATCGAGCGCCAGCTCGCGCAGGATCGCCCGCTTTCCCAGAAGCAGGCCGACACACTGGATTCCATCTGGGAGCGCGTGACGTGAGCGAGTACCAGCCGCTTTCGTCGGTGCGCGAGCTGGACGTGCTGGACGATGACGACTGCGTGGCCGGATACCTTGCCGGCCTGGATGGCGCGCCCGAGCCTGGCAGCGACAAGAGCAAGTCCTACTGGCATGGCTGGCGCAACGGAATGATGGACAAGGGGCGGCTCCCCATCGACGAGCCTGCCCGCAACTTGGCCGCCGAGGTCGTGCGCAGGCAGCGCGCGCACTGACGGCCACCGCAGAGAGAGAAGGAAGAGCATGGCATCAGTCAATAAAGTAATCCTCGTCGGCAACCTTGGCGCCGACCCCGAAACCCGCTACATGCCGAACGGCGATGCCGTCTGCAATATCCGCTTGGCGACGACGGAAAGCTGGAAGGACAAGGCCAGCGGCGAGCGCAAGGAAATCACCGAATGGCACCGCGTCGTTTTCTACCGCCGCCTCGCTGAAATCGCCGGCGAGTACCTGCGCAAGGGGTCTTCGGTCTATGTCGAGGGCCGCATCCGCACGCGCAAGTGGCAGGACAAGGACGGCCAAGACCGCTACACGACCGAGATCGAGGCCACGGAAATGCAGATGCTGGGGCAGCGTGGCAGCGGCGACGGCCAGCAGTACGGCGGCGAATCATCGGCACCGCCGGCGCGCCAGCAACAGCGTTCCGCACCCGCGCGCGGCGCTCCGGCATCCCGGCCCGCTCCGCCCCCGTCCGGTGGTGGCGGCTTTGCCGACATGGATGACGACATCCCTTTTGATTGAGCAGCGCACGACTGCTTCATCAACGTGCAGGCCCCACCGAGGGCCTACCAAACACCATCACCTACAGGGGCGCCGCGAGCGCCCCGATTTTTTGCAAGGAGCCACCAGATGCAGCGCCCGCAACTCGCCCTGCCGTTCCCCGGAGAACTCATCATCGACAACTTCGCCGGAGGCGGCGGCACCAGCACTGGTCTGGAAGCGGCCTTCGGGCGCCCGGTGGACATCGCCATCAACCACGACCCCGAAGCCCTGGCGATGCACGCGCTGAATCACCCCTACACCAAGCACCTTTGCGAAAGTGTCTGGGACGTGGATCCCATCGAAGTGACGGGCAATCAGCCCGTGGGCTTGGTCTGGCTGTCGCCGGACTGCAAGCACTTCTCGAAGGCCAAGGGCGGCACGCCGGTTTCCAAGGAGATTCGCGGGCTGGCCTGGGTCACGATGCGCTGGGCTGCGCTTTGCCGACCGCGCGTCATCATGCTGGAAAACGTCGAGGAATTTCAGACCTGGGGGCCGGTCGTCGTCGGCGAGGACGGCAAGCTCTACCCAGACCCGAAGCGCAAGGGTAAGACCTTCGATAGCTTCATTCGGCAGTTGCGCCAGCACGGCTACAAGGTGGATTGGCGCGAAATGCGTGCGTGCGACAACGGCGCCCCGACCATCCGCAAGCGCCTCTTCCTGGTGGCGCGCCGCGATGGCTTGCCCATCATTTGGCCTGAACAGACCCACGGCGAGCCTACCTCGCGCGAAGTGATCGCCGGATCCTTGGCGCCGTACCGAACCGCTGCCGAGTGCATCGACTTCAGCCTGCCCGCCGAGAGCATCTTCGACCGCAAGAAGCCATTGGCGGTGAATACCCAGCGGCGCGTCGCCAAGGGCCTGTATCGCCACGTCCTGGCAAGCGCCAAGCCCTTCATCGTCACCAACACCACCGGCCATGCCGGGGCAGCGGCTGATGAGCCGTTGCCGACCGTGACGACCGGCAATCACCACATGCTGGGCGCACCCGTGCTGGCCCCGTTCATGGCCGGCGCCGGTGGCCCGGCGTATTCCGGCAAGCCGGTGGCCGCAAATCAGCCGTTCGGCACGCTCACCACGGAGAACCACCGCGCTATCGTAGCACCGGCCCTGGTGCCGTTCCTCACCGAGCATGCCAATGCCAGCAACCAGCGCACCATGCCTGCCGACGCGCCGCTGCGCACTGTCTGCGCCCAGGTGAAGGGCGGACACTTTTCCGTTGTCGCGCCGACCTTGGCCCCGCTACGCGGAACCAGCGACGCCCACATGGGCGGCCACAGCATCGAGCAGCCGCTTTCGACTATCTCCGCCGGCGGCACGCACCACGCGATGGTAGGAGCGCACCTCGTCACCATTGGCTACGGAGAGCGTGAAGGCCAGCAGCCGCGCGTGCAGGACATCGAGGCCCCGCTGGGCACCGTCGTTGCGGGCGGCGTGAAGCAGGCCCTGGTGGCCGCGCACCTGGCCCACCTGACGCACCACGGCGAACGCGCTGGAACGACACCGGCGGAACCTCTGCCTACCGTGACGGGCGCACATCGTGGCGAGCAGGCGCTGATCGTCGCAAACCTGGTCGATATGGGGCATGGCGAATCGTGCAGCACCGGCGCGAAGCGGTGGAGCAGCGGAGTCCGCAGCCTGGAAACCCCGCTCAACTCGGTGACGGCAAGTAGCGTGCCCAGCGCGCTCGTGTCGGCCTTCTTCGAGCAAGCAAACGGCGGGTTCTACGATGGCGGCGGACGCCCGGCAGGTGCGCCCATGTCCACCATTACGTCGTCGGGTAGCAACCAGCAGTTGGTCACGGCCTACCTAGTGAAGTATTACAGCAGCGGCGGCCAGTGGCAGAAGGCAGACGAGCCGATGCACACCCTGCCCACGAAGGGCCGCATGGGCCTGGTGCAATCGGTTCAGGTTCCGGCGGACTGCCTTTCTCCCGAGCACCGCGAGAAGGCCAGGCGCTGCGCCGCTCTGCTGCACGAACACCTGCCCGAGCACTTCTCCGAGCCTGCCGACCTGGTGCTGATGAGCTACGACTGCATCTGGTGGGTGCTGGTGGACATCACGCTGCGGATGCTGAAAGCGCGCGAGCTGTACCGCGCCCAGGCATTCCCCGACAGCTACATCATCCACGAAATACCTGACCCGCTGCTGCTCTTCAGCGAGGGCATACAGGTTGCCGACCCTCTGGCTGTTCCCCGCGTTCCGCTGACGACCACCGCGCAGGTTCGCATGTGCGGAAACAGCGTGTCGCCGGTGCAGGCAGAAGCCCTTGTGCGGGCGAACTTCCGCCACGAAGCGGCCTTCATGGGGCAAGTCGCGTAATCGGAAATCATGGCCTGCTGGTGCTCACGACGTTTGCAATCATGGGCATCAGCAGGCAACTACACGAACTATAAGGATTCCGAAATGACCGAAACAAAGAATGAAGCAGGCGCTGCCCAGGAAGGACAGCGCATCTACAGCCACGAGCAAGTCCTCGCCAAGGTGCCCATGTGTGCGCGCACCATCCTCAACATGGAGAAGCGCGGCGAGTTCCCCCGCCGATTCCGCGTGTCGCCCCGCCGTGTGGGCTGGGATGCCGACGAGGTTGAGGCGTGGATTGCCGACCGCAAGAAAGAGCGCAAGCAGGCCGCCGCACCCGGCGCCCAGGCTGCGTAA